AAGGGTCTCGGCGGTCTGGCTGCCGGCATCTTCGCGATCGGCGCTGCGATCCTGTCGGTCGACGAAAAACAGAAGGAGTGGAACAAAGCCGTTTTCGAAGGGGGTGCCCACATCGGGGACATCACCGGTGATGTCCGCAAGCTCGATGACGCCTTAGAGGAGATGACCGACATCGCAACCCAGGCTTCCGCTGCCTGGGGGACGATGCCCAAGGTCCAGATGGAGGCGATGGGTGCCCTCGCTTCGGTCGGGATGGGTTACCGTAAGCTGACCAAGGGGATGGAGCACGCTGACGACCGAGCCATGGCTGTTCGGGATGCTCTCAACGCGGTGAATGCCCATTCAAAGCTGATGGGCATCTCGATGAAGGAGGCCGCCGAGGTCTACAGCGAGTACATGAACGACCTGGGGCACACGATTGAGGGCGTCTCAGAGAAGTTCGCGTTGGTCCAGAAAGTCGCCATGGACTCGGGTTTCGGCGTCAAGCGCTTCTTCTCCCAGGTGCTTCAGGCCACTTCGGGCATGACGATGTACAACGTCCGCCTCGAGGATGCCGCCGAGCTGCTCAAGAACCTGTCTCGGATCCTCGGCAAGAAGATGGGTCAGGACATGATGAAGTCGATCTCCAAGGGCTTCGTCGACGAGAGCTACCAGCAGCGGTACAAGCGCCTGCTCCTGACGACCCAAAAGAAGTCGGCCAACCTGTTCCGTCAGGCTGCTGATAGGTCTTCCAAGGCGTTCGTCGAAAAGTTCGGTGAGCACTTCCGCAAGGAGGCTATCAGCAAGGACATCGGCAAGGTCCTCAAGCAGTTCGGTGTCAAGGGCGTTGACGTCGACGCCGCGGCGACCAAGACCGACAAGGGCGCTCAAGACAAGATGGCCAAGAGCCTGGTCAAGGCCATCAAAGGGATGAGCCCGAAGAAGCAGGCTCGTTTCCTGGCCAAGTTCGGCGAGAAAGTGCCGGCCGAACTGAAGCGTGCATTGGTGCCTCTCATGGGAATATCCAAGGCGTCCACCGGCAAAATGTCGGACATGGCCAAGGGGCTCGAGGACCTCGACCTTGGAGGCCGTTTGGCATTCACGCTGAATGCGGTCCAAGCCAAGTTTTCCAAGCCGCTTCACGAGCTGAGCGCCGAGCAGCTGATGGCGGTCGAGGCCATGACGGGATTGACCGGCCAGCAACTGTCTTCGACGCGTCGGATGAGTATGCACCTGGTGGGCTCGTGGGACACCCTCAAGGATTCCCGGAAAGAGATTATGGGCCTGCGGGCTCAGGCCAAAGATAAGTCCAAGAGCGACAAAGAGCAGGCAGCCATAGCCGATCAACTACGAACGCGCCAGATCGAGCTGCAAAAGACACACGGGTTCGCGATCAATGCCAACGGTGAGATCGTCAAAGCGAGCATCGACATGTCACACGCCGAAGGCATGAAATTCCATGGCGACGCGATCAAAACTCGCGACCAGTTTTACGGGGCCAACGCCACGGCGTTGAAAGAGGAGGCCACCCGGATGGACCGGTATCAGGCAGCGGCGATGGCGGTCAAAGACGCCACCATCCCGATGTCGCTTCACATCAAACAGGCTGTAATGCGTCTGCTCCCCAACATCATGGGCTTCACCGAGTCGATCCTGACCTGGGTCTCTGGCGGCATGGGCACGACCGAGAAGAAGGCCAAGGCCGAGGCGATCGAGGAGAACCGAGCGCGCACCAAGGACCTGATCGCTGAAGAGGTAAAGCTCGAACAGCAGATAGCGTTGCTCAATGAGAAGATGATGTCAGCCTCGGCGGCCGAGCAGAAGACCCTCAAAGAGGAGGTCGGCAAGACGAACACAGAGCTGGTCAAGATTCGTGGCGCCATCATGGCCTCCGAGCAGCTGACTACCGCCCTTCAGAATCTGACCCAGGGCAAGGGTGGCGTCGCCGGGTTCTTCGGCGGCGACCTCACCAAGGAAGAGATCCTCGCGAGGGCCAAGTCCCGGGCGTTCGGCGGGTTCGACCCCACCCAGGCGGAGTACCGAACCGTGGGTAAGGGTGGGATGGTAGGTGCCATGGATGTTCGGGGTTTAGTGGAAGCCCGGGAGAAAGAGATTGGCCGCAAGTTGACTACGGAGGAGCTGGAGAAGGCTGGAATCGTAAAGATTCAGGACATGGAGGATTTCTCCAAAGAGGGGTTCCGGGACCTACGCAAGCTCTTCCTCGAGAGCCAGAAGGGAGGGCGAGGGAAGATTCGGGGAGTCGAGGCCGAGATCGAGGCTAAGCACACGGCAAGGCTCGAGGCTCGAGAGAAGAAGCTCCGTGAGGGGGGCATGGACGAGAAGGCCCTCGGAAAGTGGCGGAAGAGCCAGGAAATAGCCATGAAGAAGGGGATGCGGACCGAGAAGATGATGGCGGTCTGGGAGATGATGCAGAAGGAGATGAAGGGAACCTTCGAGCGGGCGGGCATTCAAGCTGAGAAGCAGGACGAGACCAACAAGTTGACCAAGGATGAGGGCGATAAGGTCAAGGGCATCCTCAAGAAGAAGCTGCCGAAAGAAACCGGCAAGGAGATGCTCAAGGCGCTGGATAAGCACGACCAGAAGAAGAAAATCGAGAAGGCCAAGGCGATCCTCAGTGACCTGGGCATAACCGGGTCCGGGCCGAAGATGGAAGCCCTCGCCAAGAACCTGGTGGGCGCGGCTGAGGGTCGGTCGAAACTGCACCGCGGGACAGCGGGCGCGATGCGTACCGACATCACCCGCGAAGGTAAAACGATGAAGGCCGGGGAGTGGCTCAAGACTTCGTTGGGCACCGAAGGAGGTGATTTCCTCTCGGTCATCGACCGGGCCTTGGCCAAAGGCAAGAAGAAGGACTTCATCTACCGCTCGACCGGGGGTCTCATGTCGTTCGACAGCAAGGACGACGTGGTCGGGGCTCAGAAGGGCGGGGCCTTCGCCCAGGCGGGCGCCACTGGCGTCACCAACGTCTTCAACATCAACGGCGGGGACCCCGAGGAGGTCAAGCGGGTCGTCATCAAAGCGCTCCAGGTCGTCCTGGGACGTGAGCACATGGTGGGGGCGACGACGTAGTGGCTGAACGGAGCAAAGTCATCCCGATCTTCCGGAGCGCGTTCATGCGCCCCGAGGACGAGCACAGTCAGCTCGGGATCCGACCGGTGGTGTTCGACATCATCGCGCCGGACGGGGAGACCTCCGTGCTGCCCGACGGGCTCAAGATGGTGATGCACGTCAACCCCAACACCTTCAAGGTGGCCTACTCCAAGGTCATCGAGCGACTCCAGACCAAGGGTGGGTGGGTCGAGCAGCACTGGGGAGAGGGCGTCCGGAACCTCACCTTCGACGCAGCCACAGGTGGTTTCAAGCGCCTGTACTCCGGTCTGTCGAACATCACCGGTGGCGGCTACGACGCTGGCGGCACCCGCCGCCAGACCATCGCCTACGACAAGTACCTCAACCTGCTCGCGATGTTCCTCAACAACGGCGCCATCCGCGGAGACACCGGTCAGATCGCTTTCCAGGGTATGATCAAGGTGACCTTCGACGGCGGGGTGTACTTCGGGTGGTTCGGGAGCTTCAACGTCGAGGAAGGCGCCGACAACCCCTACCAGTTCACCCTGTCGACCGACTTCACCATCTCCCACGAGATCCTTCGCCTCCGATCTGGCCCGCTTACCGAGGGGGACTTCATCGACCCGCGGTCACCCGAGCTGAGGGCGCGCCAGGCCGAGCAGGCTGCCCTTGCCAAAGACGCTGAGCCCGCGGGCTCCGCCACAGCGGAGAGGCGCGCTGGGGCCACGAAACCGACGATGCGGTTCTCCCAATCGGAGCAGTCGTCCAACGTCCAGCCGCCCAAGACGCCGGCGGCGACCTCACCACCGACGAGCAGTCCGAGTGGCACGGTGACACCCAAGGCCCCACCAGGCACTCGAGCGTTCCTGGAGGGCCTCTCGGCCTTCGGTCCGGATGTTCTGGAGCCAATCGACATCGAGAGCTTCCGTGGCTCGTCTGTTCCCCCGTAGGAGGTCTGAATGACAATCAGCATCCCCGAAGGTGGGCGCGCCCGCGCTGGCAACCCTGGCGCTGCGGAAGCCAACGACCTGTCCTTGCAGGTCAGCAGGTTCATCGCAAAGCCGGCCTCGGCGGCCGCGTACAGCCAGTCGGCCGTCGGCCCAGAGACGACTGTCGAGATCGAACCCTCCCAGCACCCGGGTGTCGACGGGTCCAACAAACTCCTGCGCTCGCTGTCGCCGTTCGTCATCCGTCTCGAGCCGCCCTTGGTGTACGCCTCACACCCTGCGGCCCTGGATAAGGCCAAGACCAACGTCAATCCCGGCATCTACGACTCGGCGGCCAAGTCCGCGGGACGGGATGGGTTCTTCAGCGCTCGAGCTGCTCTGGGCAACACGGAGTTCGCGACAGCCAACTTCAACGGCCGCACCCCCGAGGAGTTCGTGGCCTCCAGCTCGGGCCGACGCTTCACCCGGGACTCCCCGGGCGCGTCCCGGGACAACGAGGGAGCCTCGTCCGGCAACTTCGGCAAGCCGACCATCGCCGACCTGTACCAGGCGATCGACATCGCGACCCAGCTCAACACCATCCTGAAAACCCCGCCCCTGGTACTGCTCATCAACCCGCAGACGCTGTCGATGAGCCGGGTGAAGATTCAGCAGTTCCAGGAGCGGACGCGGTTTGGTTACGTGTTCCAGGCCTGGGGTGAGGAGCAGCCCAAACTCAGCATCCAGGTCCGGTGCGGCGCCTTCTACTCTGCCGGGCGTGGCCTCCAGTTCGCCAGCCGTCGGGACTCAGCTGCCTGGCAGAACACGATGGCGCTGTTCCACTTCTACAAGAACAACGGTTACTTGTACGACACCATAGGCAAGTCCAACGCGCACCACTTCGTCGGTGCGATCTCCATCCACTACGACGGTTGGTCGTATTTCGGACACTTCGAGTCGTTCACCTTCGGCCTCGACGACACCAACGTCCACGGCGGCGTCAACTTCGACATGGAGTTCACGGTGTCTCGGATGGTCGACCACGACGAGCCCGTGGCCCCCGATGGCGAACTGGGTGTGGTCCGTCCTCTCAACTCGCCCATCCCGAACCCCAACGACCCCCGGTTCCGCGGGCCGAGTTCCCGGGCGGTGAACCCGGCCGGCGAGTTCCGTGTCGGCATCCAGGAAAGCAGCGTGGTCCTGTTCGAACAAGGCAACGTGGTCGCAGGAGGCGCGGAGGCGTCCCGTATACGCTCTCCAGACCCGGAGGTGAGCCCACCACCGCCCCCGATCTTCCAAGGCAGTACAGGGGCGCCAGAGCTGCCCGTGGGAGGCTCTGGGTTCCGCACACCCGACGAACCTGTCGCCGATCCCCAGGCAGCTGCCGCCGCCGCGGCGACTCCACCACCCTCACCTTTCGGAGTGTGACTTGGGTCTAGAGCACCGGCCATTCATCGGAACGTTCCAGCTCAACAAGACGCAGCTGGTGCAGCATACGCCGGACGGCCTCGTCTACGTGAACGGGGACACTTCGCTTCCGGGATGCCCAAAGTGCAACGGCCGGATCGACATCCAGAAGTTCATCACGGAAATCAGTGTCGACACCGGCGTCACGGCTGGCGAGGCCTCGGCCTCGATGAGCATCTCCATCCCGCTTCACCACGTTGATTCGTTCGCGCGCGACGCCCAGTACATCCTTCGGCCGGGGCTCGAGGTCCACGTCTATCTCCGTGGCTACTTCCCGGTCAACGGTATGTACGGCAACCTCGCGGAGTCCCGGGACAGGCAGGTGACCGAGCGGATCGACTCGGAAGCCCTGGTCAGCGAGTTCGACCGCCTCAAGATCGAAAACCCCGCCAAGAGCAACCGGGCCTACAAGAGGCAGCTCGACGCGCTGTTCAAGGAAAACAAAAGGGATCTGCGGAATCGGTTCACGACCCGACGAATGCTCGCCATCGTTCAAGCGGCCGCGGACTATTACAAAATCCCGCCGGAGTGGATCTACGGGACCATGCTGCTGGAGGCCAGCGCCGACAACGGGCGCACCTCCATCCCGGTAGGTACCTCGCCCATCTCGAAGTTCCCGGGCGACACGGGAATAGGCGTTCTCCAGACCATTCGCTCGCGGCACCGCACCAACACCAATCGTTACAACAGGTACGCCCGAAAGCACGGGTTCCCGAGCGTCTGGTGGGAGCATTCCCAGCTGGCTGACCCTCGGTTGGCCATCTGGTCCAAAGCCGGTGATTTCGCGGTGCTTCAGTCGCGCCGGAAGAACCGCCTCCTCTACGGGGAGATTGGTGCCTTACAGATGGGCCGCATCCAGTACGCCGATCCCAGCCGTCTAGGGGTTGAGGATGGCGGCAAGGTGAAAGGTCTGACTGCGGCGCAGCGCGCTCGGAGGCGGAAAACCCTAAAGCGGGTCGATAGCCGCGCAGGGTTCATGGCGCGGGCGCGGAAGCTCTTCAGGAAGGACCGATCTGGAGATCTCGAGGAAGGCGACAACGAGTTCCCCTCCGATCCGGCGCTGGCTCAGGACGACTTTGGGTTGCCCGAGGCTCCCCCGACAGCCCCTGACGTCCGTCTGGAGGACTTCGGGCTCGGGGAGTCAGGCCTTGAAGATGTCATGGCCTACCCGTACTACCACGTCTTCCACGGGGTGATGACCCAGGTCGACCACAGCTGGAGCGGCGGGTTCTTCAGCATCAGCGTGTCGGTCGCCTCGATGCTGCACTTCTGGCAGTACCACACGATGAGCACGAACGCGTCCCTGTTCGGCGCGCGAGCGGTCAACTCGGGGCTCAGGACCTCCCTGGTGGGCCACAACTTCACCGGGATGCACCCGTACGAGATTATCTACACGCTCCATCACGACATGGTCGGTGCCGCAGGCGGTGTGGGCGGCTACCTCAGTCAGAAAACCAACCAGACGGCCAAGACCGAGGTCCTGGGGGAGAGCCTGTTCTCCCTGAACGTCCGCTACTGGAAACGACGGTTCCAGACCCGCATGACCAAGCTCCGAATGCACGGGGCCACAGGAGAGCTGTTCAGCACGGTCCAGGCCGCGTTCCTGGGGCGCACCGGGAGCAGCAAGCTCACCCGCCTGGTCAGGCAACGGTTCGCCGACCCCAGCGCCTCGAAGAACCTCAACAAGAAGATACTCCGTACGGCCCAGTTCATCGGCCTGTTCAAGAGGGAGCGCCTCTGCGCCCTACAGAAGCGCGGGGACGCCAGAGAGGCTACAGGACAGGAAGGCGCGACTCTCGACTCCTTGGTCCAGTCGATCAGGTCGAGGCCGGCACGCAGTGGCCGCCCACGGTTCGAAATCAACATCGTGGCGATGCAGGCTTTCGTGGCCAACATCGGCAACTTCGGCCAGGTGAACCTGTTCGAGTCGACCTACGAGTCCAAGCTCGACATCGCGCTAAAGGTCTGTGAGGTCACGGGATTCGAGTTTTACCAGGATGTCGACGGCGACTTCGTGTTCAAGCCGCCGATGTACAACCTCGACACCAGCTCGAGCCGCGTCTACCGCATCGAGGACATCGACATCATCTCGATCAGCTTCTCCGAAAAGGAGCCCGAGGTGACGTACATGACCGTCAAGAACGGTCACTTCAAGAACATGATCACCGGCGGCACCGAAAACGAGTGGGGCCACCGAGGTCAGTACATCGACTATCGCCTGGTGGCCCAGTTCGGGTGGCGTCCTGGCAGCTACGAGACCAGCTATTTCAACGACCCCAAGAGCCTGTTCTTCTCTGCGGTCAACCGGATGGACGTCCTCAACGCCCCGGTCAACTCGGCCAACGTGGTCATCCCCCTGCGGCCAGAGCTGAGGCCTGGGTACCCCGTCTACATCCGGTACCTCGATTGCTTCTATTACCTGCCGACTTTCTCGCACCAGTACAACGCCGGCGGGTCGTGCACGACGACGCTCCAGCTCACCGGGAAGCGGGCCAAGTTCTACGCGCCCGGTGACCCGTCCAAGAACGGCATCGAGGCCATCGACCTGGCCAGTACCTTGCTCCCGCGACGTCCGTTGGAGGTCCTCGACGAGCTGGGGCGCCCTCGCCTGTCGGGTTTCCCCAACGTGGTCATGGCGCTCGACCCCACACGGGTCAACCCGCTGTTCTACATCGTGGGCTCCGATCTCGACAAAATCGACGACCCGCAAGTGCTCAACTCCATCGTTCAGCAGGCCGCCGACTTCGGCATCCTCAACCCGGTGGAGTTCAAAGGTAAAAAGGCCGTCGTCTACTCTTTCACCGCCACTGCGGGCACCACCCCGGAGGGGCAGCCCAAGAAGGTCGAGTACCGTTTCTGGTTCGACCGTGTCGACATCGGGTCCGAGCCCATCGAAGCCGTCATGGCGCGTAACCGAGGGAACACCAAGACCAAGGGTGTCGGGATCGACCTGCGCAAGGCTTCCAAGCAGTACGCGAAAAGGGTCGCCAAGCTGTCAAAGACGTTCGCCGAGAAACGGGCGGAGGCCAAAGAGGCGCAGGCGGAAATCAACACCGGGTTCTCGACTATTCGAGGCCTCAACGAGGCGGAGACCCCGACAGGCAAAGACGCGGCGACCGCGATCAAGGAGGCCAAGAAGCAGAGAGAGGAGGCCAACAAATCGATCACGGCGGCGCGTAACAAGCAGCGCGCGCTGGAGAAACGGTTGGCCGGGGCCCAGCGAGACATCGACCGGAAGATTCGGGAGGGCAACCCCGGCATCGCCATCCTCCTGGAGCTGATCGAGGAGGTGGGGGAGCACTTCCGGAAGAAGCACCCGGAGATCACCGACATCCAGAGCACCGCCAACCTGCTGGACATGCTCGCGGACAAGAAGGCCTCGTTCAGCAATGGTCAGCAGCCGGGAGCGTATCGCTATTACTCGGCTTCCCACCCCGACCCAGACCAGCAGGGACAGCCTCTCATCAACTATTTCAAGGCCCAGAGCACGGACCCCCAGGCGAAGAAGGGCAGCAAGTTCGTACGCACGACCAAGCCCTCTCTGGACGCAAGGTGGCGGGGGATCCGGGTGCCAGGGTACCTGCCGTCGCGGCAGGTGTCGTCGACAGATCCCAGCTCCATTCCCCCGGAAGCTCAGTTCGGCGAGGTCGAGGTCATCAATGGGATCCGGGTAGCGGTATCGAACCCGGGGACCCCTGACGGTGAGGTGCGCCCGACCAGCGAGATCCGCGAGCTGATGTTCTCAGTCCAGACCTCCGACTTCCGCAAGAAGCGGACCTCGGTGCAAGACAAGGCCCAGATCGTCGGGCTCGATCAAGGTACTTTCGAGGCTCTCGCCCGGTTCTTCGTGGTCAGCGTCGGCTCGGATGTCGGGGATGAAACCCCTTCGGCGCTATACGAGGGTCCTCGATGGGACAAGCTCAACGCCGCCATCACAGAGGCCAAGAAGGCTGCGGACGCCAAAGCTGGTGACACAACGCCGAAGTTCACCCTCCCGAAGTTCCCCAGTGTCATCGCCGTGAAAAAGGACAAGGTACGGAGTTCACGAAAGATTTCGACCATCAAGTCGAAGACTCCAGGCATCACCGCGCAGGCGATGGCGACAGCCATCGGGGCGGCAGTGTCTCGGGTGTACGGTAACCTGCTCGCCCGGTCGCTGAAGAGCTGGTACGACCGGATGAAAGCCAAGGCTGCGTTCATCGAGAAGTCCCGGGACATTCTCCACACGTTTCTCACGACCTTCGGCGCGGAAGTGGGTGTCCCGCTTTCGGCTTTGTCAGGGGAGCGGACGACCAGGCAGACCCGACGGAAGGTCAAGTTCTACAGTCCCGTGTTCCCGGTATCCGACGCCCGGGGGTACGAGGTCATCGGCTCCTACCGCTACGGCCGCGACGTGGACATCGAGCCCGACGGAGTGTTCGACGTCCTGCTCAAGCAGGACCCCTTTACGGTGCTCGACAGTTACACGGCCGATCAGCTCGTGGACAACATCGTTTCGGGTCGAGGCGTGTCCAACAAGGTAGAGGTCAAGAAGATCACCAAGAAGGGCAACGTCATCACGGACGAAGTCTCAGCCGTCAATCCCACGGCCCGGGCGGAGAGCGAGAAAAGGGTCTTGGGGATGCTCAAGCGGAACTTCACCGACGAGCAAATCATCAACCTCAAGGACGGAGGGCTGGTCCGCAACACCTCCGATCCCAACCAGCTCGAGTTCGGGCTCCGCAACTGGTTCGCCGAGGACTCCAAAGAGGGGGTTCACAAGCTCCCCATCAACAACGCGGCCTTCGCCTTGTCCGACCTCCAGCACCACACCCTGAAACGGGTGTGCGACTGCAAGGCGGCCGAGGCGGACCTGATTCTGGAAGCCTTCGGTCAGCAGGAGTTCGTCCAGTTCTCCACCCCGCGCAACCGTGAACTGGGGAGCGAGAACGACAAGGCGACGCAATGGTTGGGAGCGGTCACGGCCCGCGCAGGGGTATCGTGGCAGAGGAACGAGGAGGCGCTTCGGGGTCAGGTCCTCGACCGCGCGGGCAGCGCTCTGGTGGAGTCGTTCAGCGACCCCATCGAGAAGTTCGGGTTCAGTCAGGTCGCGCGCCGCCAAGACCAGGCCCTCGAACGTGTCGACCGGACCACACAACGCCTGGACGAGATCCTGGACGACGAGGAGTAGATGAAGTCTCCCTACCCACGCAAAGGGCTCGAGTGGTCAAGCCTCATCGCCAAGGCTGGGCTCGCCAAGATGCACCCCGACCGCGGTGGGTACGTCGGCGTGGCTCGGGTGACACAAATCAACTACGTCGACTTCTTCGTGAAGCTCCGCGTGGTCATCGGCTCCCAGGACATCTTCGACCGCGTCCCTGTCCCCCTGGTGTTCCCGGGGGCCGGCACCCGGCACTTCCTCGGCTCGATGCCCGAGGTGGGCGACTACTGTGTGGTGACCTGGCAGCCCCAGGAGAGCGGTGCCGACAACAAGGGCACCAAGACGCCAGTCATTATCGGCTGGCTCCTCCCAGGCGTGTGGGCCGGCAAAGAGTGGATGACCACCCAGGGATACCCCGTCGACGAACACGACATGGGGAGCCAACACGACCGCGAGATCGTCCGTGGGGTGTACGACCGCATCAGGCACAAGCTCCGCCACATGGAGCCCGGCAACATCGTCGCTTCGTCGGGGCAGGGCTCAGACCTGGTGTTGGACGAGGGTGTCCTGTTGGCCAACCGACGCTGCAACGAGCTGCGTCTGCGGGACCAGGACCAGGCCCTCGTTGTCCGCAGCCTCCAGCAGTTTCACGCGATGGCGGGTGCCCGCATCTACAGTGGGATGGTTCAACGGGATGCGGCGACGCTCGCGACGACCATGGTCTCCGACGGGTTCGAGTGGGACGACGACCTCCAGACGGTCTTCAACGAGCCCGTGCCCGAGGGCGACCTCCTCCCGAGCGAAGAGCCCGAGGGGTTCCTCACCCCTGCGGATCCGCTCATGCGCGGCGAGAAGGAGTCCGTCGAGGGGTTCCTGGGCACTCCGCTGTTTGGTCTGCCGCCGAACCTCGACCCGTATGTGTTCCTTCGTCGAGGCGGGTTCATCGACGAGACCGGCTACGTCGTCGACGAGCGCCACAGGTCCAATGCTGTCTACGGTGGCAAGTCGATCTTCCGCGTTGCGAGCCAGAGCGCGGACAACACGACCATCAAGGCCGACGCGGACACGCTGACCGAGTGGCGTCTCGAGATGACCCACACGGCGGACGGTAGGTTACCGGTCACGGAACAAACGGACATGTTCGACGCCGAGCGCCTCCCCGCGGGCGATCCCGACGTCAGCAGTCCGGTCAGCGGCAACCCCAACCGGCCGTTCCTCCAGTTCGTCTTGGGCAGCGTCGTCGGCAACGACCCTTTCTCGCAGGTCGGGAGAACCCAGTACGGGTTCCCCCTGGTCCCCATCATCTTCGATGGCAACCAGGCGTCGCCGCGTCTGGCCCCCGCGCGTCTCATCCAGGACCCGTCTTCGGCGGAGGCGCCGACGCCCATCGGAGAGCACGCGGCCAGCCTGTTCCAGATGTCCCCGCCGATCTCCGGCGGCGGTCCGGACACCTTCTGGTCGGTCAACAAGAAGGGGCAGCTCCGTATCTCGATCGGTGGGCCGGCGGCCGAGAACTCGGTGGAGGCTGCGCTCACAGGAGGTCTCAAGCTGTCGGTGGCGGGGTCGTTCGACTTCCTCCTCCGCGACAGCGTCCGGTTGGGGTCGGAGGCCGGCAACAGCTTCGACAACGTCGGCGCAGAAATCTTCAGCCGTCGGGGCGCCGTCCGCATCTTCGGCGGTGGGTCGGTCACTGGCGCCGAAGGTGTCCTCCAGCGTATCTCCGGTTCCGAGGAGGGGGAGAGCGACCTCCCCAGCGTGGATGTGCAGGCCCAGACCAACCTGCGGCTCCAGGCTCAGAGGAAGGCCTTGATCAAGGGCTCCTCGGCCGAAATCAACGCGGCGCGAGTCGAGGTCAAGGGCCTCCAGGATGTCGTCATCGGGTCGGCTGACCATGTCGGGATCCAGGGCAAGAAAATCGACATCTCTTCGGGCGGCAAGTGCACCTCCAGCTTCGGTGGGCCCGAGGACAACCTCCCGACCAACGCGCCGCTACACGAGGAGACCTACTCCCCGTCCATCCCGGGGCCGACGATCACGGTCCACAAGGTTTCCTACAACGGGGGCAGCAGGGAGGAGAAGTTCACCTCCGGCAACCACACGACCGAGATCACCGTCGGCAACATGACCTACAAGACGGCGGCGGGCACTTGGGAGGCTCAGGCGGGTGGGAACAAGCTGACCATGGGGGTGTCGTCTCTGGAGGCGCGTATCGTGGGTTCCGGCGGTATCCAGCTCAACGCGGACGCCGGCGCAGCGACCCTCAAAGGCCAGCTCTCAGTCCGGGTGGAGTCCAGCGCAGGCCCGGCGACCGTCGCCGGCACCTCGGTTATCCTCCAGGCCCCGGTGGACAACAACGCGGGCGGGATCGTCTGTGGTGGCTCCATCGACCCGCTCACAGGGAACCCGTTCAGCACCTTCGGCATCGGCGCGAAGAATCACATCGTGAGTGGATGAGTGGCTTTGACCACGGCGACCATACAGGCCCAGCTGGAGCTGAGTAAGCTCGTTGGACCTTTCGCGTTCAACGGGGTGACGTTCCCCTCGTTAGCTCTGGCGATCTCCCAGGCTGTCTCCCTCTGGGGCGCCAACCAGCCCAACAACCTGGCCCTGACGGGGGCCTCGTCAGGTACCGCAGGGGCTGGCCCGGTTCAGGGACTCAGCCTCACAGTGGCACCCAACAGCACCTTGATCGAATCATCGCTGCGGTCTAACGGTGTGTCGGGCCAGTTGGTTCCGAGCTTGGCTTTGACGGTAGCCAACGGCATCGCGACCGCGTTCAGCCTCTCGGCTTTGTACTCGGGGACTTCCGCGGGTGTCGGGGTGGGCTCGGACGTGTCCGTCATCACCATCTCGAACCCGGGCACGTTGGTCACCGAGCTGATTACCCAGCTCAGGGCGATTGTAGGCAGCGGCAAGGCCGTCGAGTCTCTATGCCTTGGATTGGGCTTGGGTATCGCCTCCATGCTCCTGGGATCCGCTGGGTTCGGTACTGTTACGGGTTCCCCGAGTCCTATCAGCAGCGTCGGTACGACCTTCTCGGTGGTGATCTGAGTGAGCTTTGATTTCAGCGGCTATGTCCTTCGTGGTGTTCGGATCTCTCCGACGAACGCGGTGGTCTCTGCCGAGCCCTCCAACGGTGTCGTCCGTGACATCCGTGCCGTCCCTGGAGCCTACGCGCTCTCCGGGGAAGCTCCCGACCTTGTGGAAGCCGCCGCTGACCAGTACCGCGCGTCCATCCTCAACAACGCCGTCGAGAGCACCACCGAGTACCTGCTCTGGGCTGCCAACAGCGCTCAGCTCGCGGTGGTCGACGACCCCACCTGGCTCCTTTCCGAAGGCTCTGGGCGCATCCCGTTGGGCACCCTGACCGTCACCGACCTGACTCCCGACAACCTGCCGGCGGGCGAGCCCCCGCCCAAAAAATACGGGACGTTCCCCGACGGCTCAGCCCGGGTCGTCGTGACCGACAACGGGCTGAGGTCCATCGCCAACATCGCAGCCGTGGTCGTGGCTCGAGGAGACGTCGACGACTATGACGACGACGGTTGGGTGGATCCCGACGATGTCGGTCTTGGGCGCTTAGGCTCGAACCCCTACTACGTCATCGAGTCAGCCGCGATAGACCAGGACGCCGACGCCGGCATCGTCCGCCTCACCGATGCCCAGCTCACCACCCTCGACGGTGGGTTGTCGAACCAGCGCGGCGACGAGGTCATCGAGGTGCGCTACACCTTGTCGGCTGCCCGATTCTGGTGGTCGAGGAACGACCGCCACAAGACGCGGTTCGGATGGGACGGCCGGACCCAGAAGTGGGCGCCGCTCAAGGGCGGCGCCCCCAAAGACCTGGGCGCACTGGACTTCGAGTCGACCCACCGGGTCACCCCTGTCCCAACAGGCCTCCCCGTAGGGACGACCCTGCCCGGCTCCGAGGCCGATCCCGACTCCTTCGCGATGATTCGCCTGGGCACTTCCCCCGGCGCCAGCAGCTTCCCCGTCGCCGCCGACGGCGCCTTCACCGGCATCAAGGTGAAGTTCGATTCCGACCTCGAAGGCGGGTTCGACTTCACCAAGGACCCCCTCATCGCTGGAGTCCTGGGCCGCACCAACGGCATCCTCCAGTTCAACCCGAACTTCATCGCGACGCAAGCTGGACAGACCGTCTGGTACAGCTACCTGAGCTTCGAGGAGGACTCCGATGGGCGAGTGGGTCTCCTCCTAGACGCCAAAGAGGAGCCGCTGTTCATCGCCCCTATCCCTGGGCCGACTGATCACCCCTTCATCCACATCGGGTCGCGACGCCACCTCACTGTCCAGCTGGCGGATACCGATGCCGAGCTGGCGGGGGCAACCATCCAGGAGGGGGAGGTCGGAGTGTCCCTGTCCACGGGGCAGCTGAAGTTCAGCTCGGTGGACCTGGACAAGGCAGATCCCTCGACCACCGGTTTCAGTCCCCAGTACCTCGGCACCGGCGTCAACTACGCCGGCGTCGCGCTCAACCGGGTGCCACAACCGACCAGGAAAGCTGTCCAGCTAGTAGACGACACCGGGACGCCGGTGGATGTCACCGTCGACAACGACCTGTACGTGCCGGACTTGGTGTACCTCCCCGAGGAGTTCGCTCTGGACGACCCCGTGCGAGGTCTCGGGATCTCCGGGGTCTTGGATGTCCCCGACGGGACGGGTTCCATCCCGATCCTCCCGGGAACCCCCGCCCCGGTGCGCCCAGGCGGGGAGAGCGACACCGACCCTCAGCGCGGGCGAATCCGACAGGTCGAGGACGGGGTGTCAGACACCATCCTGTTCGCGCGCCCCAAGGTCATCGAGACCCTCAACATCGTGGATCGGGAGGTCGACCTCCCGACCCTGCCGTTCAAAGTCCCCCAGGGAACAGCGTACATCGCCAAAGAGAGGGGTCCAGGCGGCTCTCGGGTGGTCTTCAGCTCCAAGGATCGCGGCGAGTTCGTGGGTGGGCCGGCCTTCTTCCTCCAGGCCAACCTGACCCCGTCGACCTACACGACCCGGGCTCGGCTGCTGTCCCGGGTGCGCGACATCTTCATCTTCGAGGGCGGGGAGAAGCTCCGGTTCCACATCGACGGCACCAGCTACACCTGGGAGGCTGACACCCTCCTGACAGCCATCCCCGGACGCAACGCTTACCTCGTAGAGGAGGTGGCCGACAGCATCGACGACGCCATCACCGGGACGGGCAGTGCTCGGGTATTCAACGGCCACATCGCGCTCGAAGCAGGGGACCTCGACACCGGCGAGGTCGAGATCGGGTTCGCCACGACCGCCGGCGAGAAGGACCTGACTGGAGCTTCCGCGCTCGGGTTTCCCCCTGGCTGGAGAGCTGTAGGAGGCGTGGTCAACTGGCTCCCTGACGCCGGCATGTCCTGGGGGCTCTACCGCAGCCCGGCGAACCTCAATGGCGAGTTCGAGCTGTCGGACTACAACTCGAGGGCGCGCATCGAGGAGCTGCCTCTGGGCACGGTTCAGGGCGTGCCGTTCGTGTTCCTCAACCCGGTGCCGCTCCAGGATGTCGCGGGGCTCGACGAGGACATCTTCTTCCAGCTGACCAACGTCATCCAGGAGGGAGAGACGATCGAGATCGTCAACCAGGTGTTGAGGCATTTCCAGGACATCAAACACGAGTTCGACATCGGTCGGTTCGCCTGGCTCGAGGATGGTCTCATCACGCAGACGGTGGAACGTCCGGTCCTCTCGTTGGGTCTGGGCAACCAGGGGGTCGTGGCCGAGTCCTTGCTCGGGGCGCCTGGCATCGGAGGTGGCCTGGCCATCGCCGAGACAGGGGGCTCGTTCGAGTTGCAGACCTTTGGCGACGATTTCTTGCTCCCCGACGACGGCGCCCAAGGAGTCGCCCTGCTGGTAGACCGCGTCGGCCGGCGACACACCTTGGGAGCGCGCGGGTTCTTCAGCGAGGGGTCTGATGAGTTCACCGACGCCACCGCTGACTTCTCCGAGGCCGAGCCAGGGTACCGGCTCAAGATCACCCGTGGGGACGCGGCGGGCTCGTATGTGCTGACCGAGGTTGTGAGCGCTACCGAGCTGCGGGTATCGCCGGCCTTCGTCGCCGACGCCGCCGACAACCCAGTGACCTGGGAGCTGTTCGAGGGGTTCACGACCGACGTCTTCGACCCGGCCATCGTCGCCGACATCACCTTCGATCTGTTCAACCACCTGCCCAACGAGCCTTTCGTCATCCGGACGCTCACCCCGCTGGGCACCGTGGACGAGGCCCTTGTGGCGGATCCGGGCGATGCGCTGGAGAACGGACGGTTCATCCAGGTGCGGTTCGGGCTCGAAGCCCCGACCGACGACAACACGGCCTCGGTGAGCGTGCTCGGCAAGACCGAGTTGGCTACCATCGCCAACGACCTCATCGTCATCCCGACCGATGAGCCTCGGTTCTCTGAGGCCGCCTTCACTATCCGTCTCGGCCCTGCCACGCTCGTTCCTGTCGGCGTCACCTCTTTCAGCGCCGACCCTGCGGGGGTCGAGTACCTGTTGGCTGACGGGGTCGACGGGGAGAAAGGGTTGCTCAAGTTCGGGTCCGCGATTCTGTCAGGCTTCGCCAACACCAAGGTGTACTTCGCCGAGGAGTTCCTGCCCAGCAGTGTCCTGGCCGCCGGCGCGACGGAGCTGAACCCCGACACCGGAGACCTGTCCCTCTCCGATGCGGACGTCGCCACCCACGCAGGCAAGACGGCTTACTTTGTCCAACGGATGATCACGGAGAACCGCCTGGACGTGGCGGCCAGTCCCATCGTCGGGACCTTCTATTTCAACCACCCGATCCAGGTGGACCAGTCGGTCGAGGTCGAATACTTCGAGGCCGACTTGGAGGGCAAGAAAGTCGGCGACCAGATCGTCGAGTTCCTCTCGGTGTTCATCACCAAGGAAACCGCCGAGCGGGAGTCGGCCACGAGCTACCTGTTCAACGCGTCGCTCAAGACCGTAGACACCCGCATCGAGACCTTGGTCTACGTCGGGATCTTCCAGCAAAACTTCGGGTCCCAAGATTTCGAGATCGAGTACCTGCCTGACGGCCGCGGCCGCATCAGCTTTTCCAAGAGCTTGGCCGACTCCGCCGCGGTCACCGTCAGCTACGCCGTTTTCGAGGCCAACGGCGGCGAGCGCGTCTACGAGTCGTCGACCAAGCCCGTGTACCGCCCTCCCTTCTTCATCAAAGCCGGACTCGACCAGTTCGGTGTCCGCGGGGACCGCCAGGATGAGTTCCAGGTTGGTCAAATGCTCCGCATCGGCGAGAGCTGCTTCTACATCCGGAAGATCACCTATTTCACCGACGAGGACATCACCGCCCTGGGCATCTTCCCCTCGACCTCGGGCGAGGAGGGCAGTAGGGCTCCGGCCAATGACATCCTGAGCCTCATCACCACGACCCCGATCACCTCGACTGTGGATCCCGACGGGGCTCTCCCCGTCGACGTCCCCGAGGCCCCCGCAGGGTTCATGCAGACGGTGCCCATCGCCGACGCTCCCTTCGAGCCAGTCGTGCGAGGTCAGACCAGCATCACCTTCTTGGCGGATCTGACTGGGGTCGCCGTGCCGGGCCACATCCTCGAGGTGGGCGGGCGCCCCTTCACCATCGCCGACCTCGCGCTGTCCGAGGACGGCACGCGCACCAAGGTCTCGTTGACGGCGCCGTTCAAGGAGGGCATCAACGTCAACACCGACCCCACCGTGAAGGTGTCCATCCGTCCGGTCTACCCGCCGGGCACGCGGACGTTCCTCGGGGTGGGTCCGGTGGTCGCTTCAGAGCCTTTGGAGCTGGTGCGGTACACCGATGGCCAGCCCGGGCGAACCCTGATTCGAGGTGTCGAGTACGACCTCGAACCTGACACCGGCATCGTGACGCTCCTCGACCCCGGGGCTGAGCCGTTGGCCGCCGGGGAGCAGCTGTACCTGGCCTACACCAAGCTGCGGACACTCGAGCCTTTCGTGCAGCAGGGGATCCTGACGTTCCCCAGGTACACCGCCACGTACCTCTACAACACCATCCCGTCGGACGACAACGGGCTCCTGGGCGGCCTCCTCACGACGACCTATACGTTCTCGACCCCCGACGCCTTCTATTTCAGGACGGTGCCGTTGAGGAGTTTCCTGGGTGAGGTGGTAGAGAGGGCCCAGCAGGACCTGCAAGCCAGCAACCCGGCGGCCGGTCCTCTGACGACAGCTGTGCCGGCGACCGACAACTGGGACCAGGGCAGGTTGGCCATCCAGTCTGAGCGACGGAACCTGGTGGACTTCGACCGCGCTGCGCGCGTGTTCGTCGACTTCTACAACCAGGTCATCAACGGTTTCGAGCAGATGCTCGAGACCATGTCCGGAGGTCTCATCGGGGACCGGGATGGGAAGTTTCGGTTCGAGGTTGGTCGGGGCCTCGAGTACCCGCCACCAGGCTACGAGGACGCCATCACCGGGGAGCTGAACCCGCGCAACGTTTTCGCCGATGTCTTCACGTCCAAGAACACCCGAATCGACGTCTTCTTGACGACCGACCCGATCGTGCGCCCGCCAGGTGCCCGCCTCATCGGTGGTGAAATTGACGGGGTCTTCCCAGGGTCACCGGAGATCGCCGACCTCATCGAGGAGCAGAGCGCCTTCGTCCGCAACGACGTCGATGACCTCGTGATGACCAGCCTCAAAGCTCTCAAGGGGAAGATCGACCCGGACACCCTGACGCGCGGCCTCATCGCTTCTGGGCTCTACCAGCGTCTTGCTGAGCCCTCGTTCCTGAGTCGGCTCTTCCCGCTCATCGCTCGTGTCTTCTTTCAGACCTATCCCGGCATCGGGGCCGACCTTCTCGGCGGCGACCCCGGTCGCTACAGCTACCAGACGTCTGACCCGATCACGGGTCAGACCGTGTCGACCTACAACACGGTCATCGCCAAGCTCGGCAACCCGGTCCTCGGCGAGTTGGACAACGTCATCGAGGGCTCCCTCGAGAAGCGCTTCCCCCGCGCTCGTATCTGGAAGTACGAGCCCCTGGGGTTCCCGGAGATGGACGACCTCCTGACGGCGGCCGGCCTCCCGACGTTCAGCGCGACACCGCGTCCAGCTGTCATCGCCACTCCACTGCTCCTACGGGACTTCCCTATTGACCCTGAAAGGGGAGGGCCCGACGTCGACCAGCTCGTGAGTCAAGGAGGCCTATTCTCGGACCTCGAGCTGGGCGACGTCACTTTCGTCATGCCGCCTTGGGAACCTGGTCAGCAGATCGCCTGGGGAGTCCCGACGGGCGAGATCCATGCAGCTTTCCACCTGGAGTCCGATGACACCCTGACGGGCGTATTCATCGACGAGGTGTTGCTCGGCTGCATTCTCACCTTCCGTACTGAGGACCCCGCAGCTTCGCCGGATCCAGGGTTCCCCATCACCGACGGTGACCGCCTCCTCGTCGACATCGGCAACGAACTGGCGAACCCATCGGCCGAGGACTTCCCCCTCGAGCAGGGAGCCACCATCTTTGGTGTCCCTACGATCGACGCCAAGGTCACCCCTTCAGACCCGCCGACCAAGGACGACCTGGTCGCAGCCACCAAGGGCATCCAGAACTTCCGGACTGGGTTCGACCTCTCCATCAAAGGCGACGGGACTGTGGTGGATCTGTCGTGGCCGGCCGAAGAGGACCCGGCTTACCCCGTCCAGGAGCTGCGAGGACAGAACCCACCTGACCCGCTCGAGTCCCTCCAAGGGGTTGCGCAGTTTCTGCGCGGGGACCTCAGCCCTCTGCGGATCCCCGCGCTCACTGGTGACGAGCGCGACGACTCGGGCGACCAGCAGATCCCGTTCTTGGCTACTCAGAACACCGAGCTGGACCGCTTTGGCGAGGCAGCGGTGGGTCTCGCCAAACCCATGGAGGTCACCGACGACCTCGGCAACTATGTGTACCCCGACGAGTTCATCGGCAACGACGGCGAGATCCGCGGGGACTTCGTAGCCAACGGGGCCACGTACAAGGAGCCAGCGGCTCTGAACACATCCCTCGACGTGCACCCCGTCGCCAACAGCGGGTTGTCCCCTGGTGTGGGCGATCTCGAGTCTTACGACCTCCTGCTTGTCGAAGTCGATGATGCTGAGGACCGTATCGTGGTCGGCAGCCAGGGGCTTCTGTCTGTGGGGCGCGCCGAGACCTCTCTGGTCAGCGGGTCGGATTACCAGAGCGTCATCGAGCCGCCGCGGTTCGTCACGCAAAGCAACGCGGGCACGCCCATCCGGTATCGGTTCAACAACGCCATCGTGTTCACCACGCCGGGCGCCGCATACCCACCGGATCCCCAGGTCGGACCGACCCCTGCGGGAGTCCGCATCATCGAGGACACCGTCACCGGCGTCACTGCGCTTGAGTTCGATGACCTCTCTGGGTCGCTGGCCCTCAACGACGGCGTCACGGCCGGAGGTGGTGTAGGCAACCTCAACCACCTGTGGTCCGCGGTCGGGGCCAAGTTCTACAACAAGATCACCATCGAGCTGTTCGCCCGTACCGACCCCAACATCACCACGGCTCTCGCCCCTGGTGCTCTCCCCACACCTGGGCTCCCTGTTCTGACCATCGTCATCCAGGGGACCACGGTCACGGCAACCGAGCACCAAGGCAACCCTCTGCCGCCGCCGGGGCCTGTGACCAGCGTGGTTTTCGGCACCGACTCCCCCTTCACGCCGCTGCCGGTCGACAACAACCAGATCCGCATCACCCACGGTCCGGGGTCATGGCTCTTCGCCGGCGCGGTGCCTCCGGAGACCGACTGGTTCCTGCCGCACACGGTCGGGGTGACCAACGACAGCATCTACGGCTACGAGTTCTCCATCTCGATCGACACGTACAACTTCGACGTGCCGGTCCTTCCTGGACCCTCGTTCAAGGGCGAGTCTACCACCGCGTACATCGACCCCGACCGGCTCACCTTCCACGAGCTGTTCGACATGCGACACATCAAGGCGCGGGGATACACCCATCCGCTTTCGGCGCACGTACTCGAGGGCCAGCTGTCCGTCTTCGAAGTCACCGTGGCGGACCCCAGCGGCGCCGGTGGGTTCGAATCCAACGTCAACCGGTTCACCAACGGTTTCTCCGGTCTGCACCCAGATGGCTCTCCCGACCCCGACCCTTACACCTTCCTGACCCGGTCGATCACCGCATCCGACCCCGGGTCCTACCTGGCCAACTCCCCCGCCGGTGGCACCTGGGCACCTGAACCCACAGGCGGAACCATCCGGGTCATGGGTTGGGAGGGGTACCTCAACACTCCGGTTCTGACCGGTGGCGCGGCTGTGCCGGACGCAGTCAAGTTCACCGCCATCCCGTCGTCGCTCCGAGGGCCCGACGCGACCGACCCTATCTGCACAGGCAGAGGCCTCACCGAGTCTATCGACAACACCTCGGTCACGGCAGCTGTTGCTGCTCTGGGCTCGACCGATGCGGACAACAGGCTGCTTGACATCTCGATCATCGACGGGGCCATCAGCGACATCGAGAAGGGCGACATCCTCATCATCCGGGAATCGGATGACGCGGGGTTTGCCGCCACGACCAAGGCCGGCACCTACCTGGTGAGACTCCCCGTCGAGCCCGATGCCTTGGGTGGCCTTTGGCGCACAACGAGTGGCTTGACTGCTGCTGACCAGATCGGCGCGTGGGACGGCTGGATCCCCTCCCCGGGGTACCCCAGGCTCCTCAGCCTGACCCTCGGCGGCCCCGGCGCGTTTGAGGTCACCGACCTGGCGGGCTTCCCTCTGGCGCCAACTGTCGGAGCCCCCGCGACACCTTCGGGGTTCCCGGCGTCGGGCCGGGTCTACGTGGTCAGGGATGTCCTGGACCTGCACTCGACCGACCTCGAGGAGTTCCGTACTGCTGTCGTCAGCGTGGCCTACACCAGCATCGACACCAGCGGCGCCAACCCGGTCTTCACAGGCCTGTCCGATTACAAGGACGCGACCGACAGTGTCATCAGTGCTCTCGAGTTCGAGGACCTGGTCGTAGGCCCCAGCGCGCCGAGCAATGGATATCAGGTTGCGGGGATGCACTACTTCCCCATCGCCATCCCGCCTACCACCGTCACCGGGTTCGAAGCCGACATCGGGGCTGGCGTTGTGCCACCGCTGGGGATGCGGTGGGTCACCCTTTCGGGCCAAGGCGATAGTGAAGTGTTCGAGGGCGACGGTGGCGCCGGCTCCGGCAAAATCGTCAACAGCGGCTCCCCAGGTGCCGGAGAGATGGGGGTCATCGAGGACCCACCGCTCCCGTCTACGGATTTCCAGGCAGAGGATGCGACCGTGTTCTCGGGAGTCCCAGGACGGCTCGACACGTCGGCTCTGACAGACGCCCAGTGGGACCTCATCAACAACCCGTCGACCTCACCTTCCCCGGGCACCTCAGACCTCCGCGCGATGCTCCCCCGCGGCTACTTCTTCCTCACCAACTCGAAGTCCGGACACCCCATGGAGGGTGAGCTGGGGTTCTACGCTCAGGCGGGCATCTTCCTCGAGCCGAGCTTCCCCCGTCCGGTTCTCGACCTCGACCCATCTGCGGCGCCCCTGAACCACCCCCGCGTCGTGGACAGCGACCACAGCCTGTTGGCCAGCATCGAGATCGGGATGCGCAACATGGAAACGCTCCTGGGCATCGACCTCGACGGCGCGGGGGCGAACACGGTCACCGCACCTACGGATCCGGAGCGGGTCAATTTCGAGGTGCGCCGCATCCGACGGTTTCACGACGTCCAGGAGATCGTCGGTCAGCAGATCGAACCTCTCCGGTACGCCTACGAGATCCGCCGGGGACGCATTACCGGCTACGACGCGTCAGCCCGTACGCTCGAGGCCGTCGGCTTCAGCATGACCTACAACGCTGACGTCCCTTCCGCTCCTTTGGCGGCCGATGTATGGAACGACGGGCAGACCTACACAGGGACCAACCTGGGGGACTTCTCCGACGAGGACGTCAACGTCAAGCCGGGAGACCTGGTCCGAGTCCTCGACGAGAACGGAGACGTGGTCGACCAGGCGACCATCCTCCGGTACGAGCTGAGTCTCTTCGGTCCCCCGGATCCCGGCCTCATCCAGCTGGCGCCTCCAGGTCTCATCGCACTGCCGCCTGGGGACTACACCGCCGACGGGGGTATGCGTTTCGAGGTGTACCTGCGCCAGCCTGTTGTGCCTCTGGAGCAGTCGCACGAGCAGCTCCTGGGCCTCATGACCGACCGGGTCGTCCATCAGACCCGGGCCGACTACACGGCTTTGGAGGGCGGGTACGTGCCGTCCATCGCGGCGCCGGCGGAGTACCCCGACAACGTCAACAAGCTGCACGACGACCTCAACGCCTCGGGGGCCACGGCGGCGGAGACCTTTGCGGGCCTGGGGGTTCGTGAAGGCGACATCGTCATCGTCGACCCGGCGCCCACGCTTCCGCAGTCGGGCGGCCTCCCGGTTGTGCCCGAGAAGGGTGCGCGTCCTCGAGGAGACGCCGGCATCTCCGATCGCCCTGCCTCCCACATCACCGGCGAGCCGAACCCGCTCGACGACAATCGCGGTTGGTACCGCGTTCTGTCCGTGGAGACCGATCCCCTTCCACACCTGGTGGTCTCGGGCTCGACCTCGCTCACCGGCGACCTCACCATCGACGTGGTGTTCCCCGAGGCAGTGTCGGAGCGTGCCACCCGAGGGTACACGGTCTACCCGACTGTGGGCGCCTCAACCCTCAGCGGAGGCAACGAGGGTCAGATGGACCTGCGGCCGACGGACGTCCCAGACGGGGCAACCAACTCGTATCAGGTGGGGTCGACGCGCGAACACTCCATCCGGCCTTTCTCTTACAAGGTCATCCGCCCCTCGAGTCTGTTCGAGGATGAGACCGTCGACCTCCTCCTGTCGAGTCGGGAACGCCTCCTGTCGATGCTCGAGCAGCTCAAGGGCCTGCTCCTGGGCACCAAGAGAGGTACCTACTTCGTCTTCCAGAGGGACAACCACGCCCACGATGTCGGTTCACCCACCGATGAGAGCGTGGGTCTCGGGGTGTTGTCGAACGCGGTCATCGAGGGTTTGGTCGGTCGGGTCAACTACTCCCCGTTCGTCAGCGACAGCGACGGCACCTCACTGCTCGACAGGCGGTTCTGGATCCTCGACAACCGCCTGGACACCCTGTCGCCCACCGACCCCGACCCTGGCCTGGCGAGCACGATTTCGAGCAAGGTCGCTGGGGTAGGTGACACCCCCTACACGGCCTACAACGACCTGGCGGGATCGCTGGTGAGGCCTGTCCTTCCGGACCGCATCGACATCGTCCTCGACATCGTCGACCGGTTCCGTCAGCTCCGATTCACCTGGCTGACCTACCGCACCCACCGCGTGCTGGGAACCCTGGCTGGGATAGAGAGGTTTGATGCAGAAATAGAAGCACGCCTCGAGGCTCAGAGGCAGCAGCTGTTGCAGAATGAGTCCGCAGGAGATGTCTGATGACAACGCGAACCCCTGAAGACCTTCTGAAGGCCCTCAAAGCCATGGGCATCGACCCCGGCGATTGGGTCGAGGCCGGCGGCAAGGTGATGGAGCCACCGTTCATTCAGCGGCAGAAGGGGCACCTGTTGAAGTTCAAGGAGATCCTCGAACAGCAGGTGGCCGACGACCAGGAGGCTCTCGCCAAGCTCCACCAGAAGAAGAGCCGACTCCTTCACGGCGGAGGTAGCTGATGGCCGACCTTCCGCGCGAGTTCAACCAGTGGGGAACGCTCACCCTCGAGCTGCCGGACTTCCTCAAGGTCATCCGAGACGGGGTCAACACGGCTGTCGATTTCCTCATCACGGTCATGGACCTCCTTCTGTCGGCTTTGGAGATCGTCAAGGCGTTCACGGTCGCGTACATCAACCCCATCGAGGCCATCGTCAAGCTGATCGTCGACGAGGTCAACGCGATCCTCAAGGACTTGTCTGAGCTGGGGCTCTACATCACGGGTGACTGGGCCCTTCTTGAGACGCCGTTCGATGACCTCAAGGGCGGGTTCACCGCGTACGAGCGGCGCATGATCGCCCGTCTGACCGATAGCACCGACCCCACTCGCCCGAGCACTACCGGCAAGACCAAGGTGTTCGCGGCCTTCTTCTACCAGTCGGTCAACTTCAGTCAGATCACCCAGCTGGTCTCCTACGTCAACCGGCTGGCCACGTTCTTCAACGTCGACACTCCAACCAATCCTGCCCTGCCTACGCCGCTCATCACCGGGGTCAAGTACGGCCTGGAGTCCATCGGGGCCGCGGGTTTCAGCGCTCTTCCCGAGGCCTTCAACACCAACCCCAATCCGCCGCGGGTTGCCAGGGTCGACTGGCAACTGTCGACCTCAAGTGCGAAGAACCCGCTCGACTCGTTCGGGTTCCCTTCTCCTCCTGGTTTCCTGGTCACCATCTCGACACGTCGCGACGGCATTCGGATCGGGTACGACCGGGCACGCAAGACCGACGGCAAGGACGACAAGAAGGGACAGGACAAGAAAGTCCAACCGCGTGAGTCCGGCCTCATGTTCGACAACACCGGGCGGCCCTTGGTGCTCCACGGCGGCGCGGACATGCTCCGGCTCAGCTCCCAGGTGGAGTACAACGCCAACACCACCACAGACGGACCCAAGGACGGGGTCTTCCGCTCCTTCGGTGTGCTCGACCCAGGCAAAAACGTTCTCGTCCCCCTGGAGACGCTCAAACAGGGAGAGGGCGAGGACGAGACCTACTATTACCAACGGGCCTTCTACGTCTCGTCCGCGGCCACGGCCGCCTGGCTCACCCAGACGTACTCGTTCGAGATCACCTTCGACATGCTCCCGGAGGACCCCGAAATCGAGCCCGACGGATTGGGTGGCCTAATTCCTGGGGATGATGCGGCGACACCCAACGCAGCTTACGTGCGTATCGCTGCGGTATCCGAGAAGGTCATTGATGCTGGTGACGGCCACCAGCGGTTCCAGTACGACATCGCCGGCTCCCCGTTCCTGAAAGCCTCCGGTGTGCCGTTGGTCATGATGGGGGCTACCCCCGACGGCAAGGAAGTCCTCCTGGTTGGTCAGGACATCGGACCGTTCAGCGAGCCCGTCGAGGTAACTTTCGCCTCGGCGAACACCAACGCGTACCTCCTTGCCCTCTACACAGCCCTGGCCGTCCTGGTGTTGAGCCGGGTGGATCTCCCCACCCTCCGAGAGCTGGAAGCCCGCACCGACGCCGAGGACGATACCAACACTCTCGGCGCCGACGCCGCCAAAGAGACGGTCATCAGCGCGCTGGAAGGCAAAATCAACAAGCAGGCCTTCGCCCGCCAGCTCACCGGTCTCGAGGACTTCCGGGACATCCTCAAGCTGTTGTACCCGGACATCAAGCAGCTTGAGCGCAAGGACCTCACCGCCCCAGCGTTCCGCAAGGACCTCCGACAACGAGTCCTTCGTGTAGCGGGGGAGATGTACCGGAAGTCAGGGCCTCGGCCCGACCTTGAAGGCTCGATCGTGGCGGCCACTGAAGACCTGCGCACGATCACCTGGCGCGAGCTGTTCGAGCAGAACGACGATGCGCTGGTGAAGCGCCTGGGGGAGATCTACCTCATCCCAGATGTCGTCGAGGAAGACCCCGCCAAAATAGTTTCCGAGACCATCTGGACGTCCATTGATGACTCCGAGGAGAAGGGTGGGTTGGCCGCGAACCCTTGGGGCATTGGCCTCCCGGAGCGCGCCGCGGAGTCCTTGTTTTACGCCAAAGACGCCATCTTGGCGCGGCAGCCCCAGTTCATCGAGGCGGGTTCTTTGGAGGGCGATGAACCTTGGGACCGCATCGTCGAGGCTGCCGGGCAAGACATCGCTGATGTCCGGTTGGCTATCCCCACCCGGGCCGAGCGTAAGGTGGTCCAACGCCAGGTGGACGACGAAGGCAAAGTCACGCTCCTGCATGGGTGTCGCCCGCAGAACAGGGCCCAGTATTTCCAGACGCTTCGGGACGCCAAGCGTCTCGATGGCTCCGCGGACTCCGCGCCGGTCTTCTACCTCAACAAGGTGGCCCTGACGACGCTGTCCCCGAACGACCCGGGGGGTGAGAACGCCCTGGTCAAGCGCGGGGGCGTCGTGTTCGTACGGTCCATCTTGGGCGGGGCCTTGGACAACGTCATCTTCCGTCAGGCGCGACTGGTTCTTGGGTTCGCCTCTGCGGCCATCGGACGGCCCTCCAAGGACACCAAGTGGTTCGCTCTCCGGCCTTTCGCGTTCCTGCCCCCGCTGGGAGACGTCATGGACGTCATCTCCAAGTGGCTCGACGCCATCCTGGCCGCGGTCAAAGGCGCCGCCAACATCATCGTCCAGTTCATCGATTTCATTGAAGCTCGGATCGTCAAACTCCAGCAGATGATTCGGGAAATCAACGCCCTCATCCAGTCGGTGTTCTCTTTCGCCTTGCCCAAGTCGTCTGGCCTCATCTTGTTGTCCAACGGCACCGATGGAGTTCTGTCGGACCTGGTCGCGGCCGAGAACAAGCCCTCGGATAGCCCGTTGGACTACGGGGGCGGGATCGCAGTCGTCATCCCCTTCATTCCAGGGGCGTTGTTCGACCTCATCGGGATGATCATCGAGATGTTCAAGGCCGAGGGAGGCGTAGACCCCGCCGACTCGACGTTGCCCGACGCCGCGGGACCCCCGGCCTTGTTCGAAGAGGTTCCTGAAGAGCTGGAGGCGCCAGATCCCGGCAACGGTGTCCCGGAGGTGTTGTAATGCCCTCGTTTTCCAAGATGAGCATCTGGCCTGTCGGCTACTTCCGGCGGATTTGCAGTTGGCTGCTGCGGAACCGGCGAGACGTGTCTGCCAGGGTCGCCGTCATCAACGCCGAGCTGCGCCGCATCGGGTTTGTCACGGTCTTCTACGCACAGGAAGAGCAGGAAGACGGGACGGTGCGGGCGACTGAGCGGCGTACCGGGTTCGCGGTGACACGCGGATCGTCGCTCGAGCGTCTGGTCCAGGCCTACATTGCGGGCGGTGGCAACCCGCTGGACATCTCCATGTTCCTGCACCCGGACACCGACTTCATCACCGAGCTGTCGGAGGAGTTCGACGCCCGCACCACCTCGTTCTATCCCCACGGTGGTGTGGCGGCCCCGCAGTCGGTGGAAATCAACGACCCTGTGGGGGATCCCAGCTCGTCGGGATTCGAGTCTTACCGGGGAGGGCAGATCCCATTCGACGGCAACCCTCAATTCCGTCTGGGAGCCTGGGTCGACCGAGGAGCCTGGGACGACGAGACCATCGTGAGAACGATGCACCTCATCCGGCGCTGGTCCAACCAGGGCATCCGAGAGAAGGTCAAAGACATCGAGTGGCGAGTCATCAAGCTCAGCGATCTGTACGAGCAACTACGGCGTGAGCGCGACGAGGTGTTGGTCGAGGCCTTCGGAGATGCCCTGAACGCGCTCACGGGTTACGACAACCCGGAGGTGTTCCTGAACGCCCAACGTATTCAGGGTCTGATGACCGAGATGTGGAAGCTGATCTATCAGCCGACCGGTGACGGACCCCTCGATAGCACCCAGGCGAACGTGGAAAACGTGGGGCTGCTGGGGTTCACGTACGAGGATCGACAGTCGGAGGAACTGCTCACCCTGTCTTGAGGCGTTGCCTCGCCTATAGCTTGCCGTCTGTGAGCAAGGAGCGCGATGAGTACAGACTTCCGACTGACCTGGCGATGCACCCACCTGACCGTGGAGGAGCGGGTCTTTCTCGAGCCCGACCGACGCACCCTCAAAGGGCAACAAGCCGTGGCTTCCGGAAACACCTGCCGCATCATGGTCAACAACGAGCTGTACATCCCCCAGGGCGGTCTCTCGACCGTGGCTCAGCTTTTCAGTACAGCGTCGGGCCCCTACGACCTGACGCCGGACACCGACGGGCTGACCATCGAGACGTCGACCGAAATCATCAACGTCTCTTTCGGGGTTACCAGTCCTACGCGGTTCCGCACCGACGAGGTGGTCAGCATCATCCGTCGCCTGGGCGCCACCAGTCTGCACGTCGAGAACGCCAATGGGCACCTTGTACTCACCGAGACAGCCAACGTGGCCGACAAGTCGTTCCTCAAGGTCAGCGGCACCTCGGTTTTGGCGCTCGGGTACGGGGATCCCACCCGACTCAGCAACCGTCAGTACGCGGCTCGGGGGAAAAGGCTCTACCCTTCGTGGCAGCTCAAGTACGCCGACGAGGACCTTCAGTCCATCGCGGTGCTGAGTCGAACCCAGGAAGGTCTCCTCGAGGACGTCTTCGGTCGCGTCCCTGTCTTCGATGCGCCCATTCGAGGCAACCCCGTCTTCAAGCTCACGTATGGCGCGCCGCCGGACCGATGCCTTCGATGCCGCCGGATGGGGGCAGAGAACGACATCCGGTACGACCTGGGAGGCGAGGCCATCCTTCTGGAGAACGAGGACCTGCTTCAGCAGGGGGCCCTCAAGATTCTCCTTACCCGACGCGGGTCCAACCCCTACCACCCCTTCTACGGAACCCGCATCCAGGACCGCATCGGGCTCAAGGCCCTCAGCGGCATCACCTCCATCATCGGGGAGGACGTTCGGAGGGGCCTGGCCAATTTCCAGAACATGCAGCGGCAGCAGGGGCAGTACCAGCGCGTGACGGCGCGGGAGCGTCTCTACCGCGTCCTCTCTGTGCGCTCCAGTGACGTCGATGGGGACCCGACCATGGTCGTGGTCGAGGTGACCGTCCAGAACGGATCCTCGGAGCCCGTCTCGCTGTCGTCCCTCTTCACGACGCCGGATGTCATCGCGTTTTTACGCGCGTCGAATGGGACACTGTCCTCGCCTAACGCGGCACAGGTGGGTCTGTAATGGCGTCTGCACCGCAATTCCTGGGCCCTGACGGGGTGCTACGCGAGACCTTTGTCTTCTCCACGACCCTCCAGAACCGCTTCTTCACCGGTGTGGCCGACCCCGCCACCGTGGACATGCAGGTGCAAATCCGTGGGGGCGGGTTCAGCTCCGACCCCGACCTCATCTTTTTCGAGGGGACCTCGTTCACCATCCCCAACCCGGCAGCGTTTCCCGACGGCCTCCAGCTGTTCCCCGGATCCAACCTCATCGAGGTCCTCTCGGTCCTGACCAACGGGGACTCGACTGCGGTCTCCACGATCGACGCCAACCTGTCCTTGGAGCGCGACCTGGGCGCCCAAGAGGACTCACCCACCGGCATTTTCATCGAGCGTCTCGACCGGACCGTGCAGATTTCGGTGGACGACATCGAAGACGAGAACTTGCAGGGGTTCCACTTCTACGCGTCCACGGAAGCGGGTGGAGGTGTGGTCGGGTACAACCGCGTCAACCCCAGCTTGGTCATTGCCGGCGAGACCCTCGAGATCCCGTCGACCATCGGCGAACTCGAGGTCGACGCGATCGTCGCCAAGAACGCGGACGGGACCCCCCAGGCGGACCCGCTTTTCGTTGCGGTGCAGGGCACCCAGCAGGATTTCGCAGAGGAGGTCCTCCAGACCGACTTCAACGAGCGCGTCGAGGTGCCCGAGACGGCTGACCGAGTTCGTACGACGGTGACCGTTGAGACCATCGAGACCACCCGTCGGTTCTCCTTCATCCACAACCGCAACGCCACGTTCAACGACGCGGTCAACCCCGCCATCCCCAACGCGTCCTTCAACACCATCCTGTCTGAGGACCCGCTCTACTACGTCGCCACCGCGGTCTACCTCATCAACGGCGTGGAGGTGGAGTCCGAGCTTTCCCCTGAAGTCGCAGGGGCGCCGCTGATTGTGACAACCAACATCGGGGTGTTCCCCACCGTGGGCCGCCAACAGATCGTCCGGGACTTCACTCTGGCGATCCACCGGTCACAGCCGCAAATCCAGATCCACCCGGGTACAACGTTGCGGGACACGGTCGTGGACCCGTTCTCGTCGGAGGCGGCGCGAATCCGGTTCATTCTGGACTTCGCCCACATCGCGCAGTCGTTCACGACGCTGTTGCAGATCGACGACCCAGGGTTCACCGGCGAGTCCATCCCGGTGGCTCAGTCGAGTTTCAAGCTCGCGCTCAAAAACGCGTTCTTCCTCGAGTCCTTCGAGGCAACCCAGAACGTCATCGACAACGCTTTCGAGCGCCTTGCTTCCAACTACGGCATCACCCGCAGGGGTGGGCTGCGTGCCCGCGGCGAGGTCATCTTCTTCCTCGACTCGGCACCAGACACCTCGGTGCTCCTCGCCATCGGTCAGGAGCTGGCGGCGGGGTCGATCTCGTTCCGGACAACCTCGCCAGCCAACATCGACGCTGGCGGAGCAGGGGCTTTCTTCAACCCGGCCACCGGCCGGTACTCGACTACCGCTTTCGTCCAGGCTTCGTCGCCGGGGTCGGACGGCAACGTCGCGCCTGGTCAGATCCAGGTGGTCGTGGGTGGCATCGCCGGCCTATCGGTCACCAACGCATCCAGAACCTTCGGCGGTACCGACGAGGAGTCCAACCGCGACTTAGCTGTCCGAGCCATGACCGCCATCGCCTCGGTGGATTCCGGTACTGCCCAGGGCTACACCAAGACATCCACGGGTGTCCCGGCCGTTCAGCAGGTCAGCATCGTCGACGCTGGTCATGTGCTCATGGCGCGGGACTACGAGCCCCTCCTGGACCGCCACCTGGGCGGGATGGTCGACATCTGGATCCGCGGGACTCAGGAAGCTCGCGTCACTGACAACTTCGTTTTCGCGTTCGAGATCGCTCGAGACGTCCAGTTCGAGCCTGTGGGTGCTCCCGAGGACCTGGTGTTCCGGGTCATCGACGACCGGGTAACCGATGACAGCCCCATCATCGAGATGATCGACCTGCCTGACCAAGGCCTCGGGCTGGAGAACGCGACCAAGGGATATTTCTTCGACCTCACCGACGTAGAGATCCAGCAGCCCGACGTCATCCGGCTATCGACAGCAGCCAACGACCCGGTTGACATCGCCATCACCGATGTCATCTCGGGCTCTTTCCGGTTCCGGACCACCAACCGGTACGTGTTCACCCGCCAGCCGGTGAGCAGCGTCTCTCGACTCGAGGGCGCCGTCAGCGGTGTCATCGACTCAGGCAGCTACAGCCTGTTTCACCCCAGCTCGCCGCTCATCCAGGGTCGGTCGGCCGAAGCTGGCGACTACATCCAGATCGAGCAGCCGCTCGACGATACCAGCATCCCCAGCGGAGACCCCATCGAGGTCACCGACGAGGAGCATGTCCTCCTCGACGGCATCGAGTATGTCGACAACCTGGGCGCCAATCAGCTGACCGTGCGGGTCTGGAACCTGCTCCGGACCATCGAGTACCGGGGCCCGTTCCACCCGGATGTCGGCACGGGCTCCTCGGTGCAGTTCACCATCATCGAGGGGGACGCTCACACACCTCTGGGGATCCAGGTCGTGCCGGTGGCGAGCCCCACCGACGACGACCTCAAGGTCGGCGATAGCGTGCTCGTCGACTACTTCCACGACGAGAACTTCGTCGTCGAGTACAACACCAACGGCCTCGTCCGCGTCGTCCAAGACGAGGTCAACCGGATGCGGCACATCACGGCGGATGTTCTGGTCAAGGACGCCATCCCTGTCGCCGTCGACATCTCAGCCACGATTATCCTGCTGCCCGGATACAACGTCTCCGATGTCGACTCCAACGTACGCACCGACCTGACCAACCTCTTCGACGCCCAGGTGCTCGGCGAGCCCATGCGGCAGTCCGACATCGTGCGGGTCATCGAGGAGGCCCTTGGAGTCTCGTACCTGATCGTGCCGTTGACCAAGATGGTCAAATCCGACGGAGCACAGGTGGTGCGGGAGCCCATTCCGACCAACCAGGCGACCGACTGGGTTCTGCTTACCGAGTGGTCTACCTCCTCGGTGGACACCTACCTACTGACGACACCCCTGGAGTCTGCGACCACCGATGGGGGTGGCCCGGTCAACGAGTTCCGAGCTGTCTTCGACGAGCAGGACCAACTGGGCTTGCAGGTGCAGGCCCCGAGTTTCAACGGGACCCCGCTGCGCAACTCGGTGGGCAACGCCTTCATCATCGGCAACCAGGGCCTCAACATCCCTGGCTACAGCGACGACGACACCCTCAAGGACCCCGACACCGGGCAGCCTTTTGCCACGGATGAGCAGATCGAGGAGGAGAGGCGGAACATCACGGCCGACCGAATCCTCATCACGGTCACCAAGGGAACGACTCCAGAGGCCGCGACCATCACGGTGACCTACATCGTCGGCGGCGACACCGGCACCAAGAACATCGAGGTCGGGCCCATCGAGTACCTCATCCTCGGCGACCTGGAGACGGTGTACGACGAGGACGAGGACTTCGCCACCCGACTCTCGAGCCGCGCGGCAGGTAGAGCGAAGTGACGGACAAGCCGGAAACCAAAGACACTTTCCCGTCTTCTCTGACGCAGAACCCGTCTCTGGTAGAGCTGCCGTCCCAGGACCGGTACCAGCAGGTGCGGTCCCAGGTCGACCAGATCCTCGAGGTGTTCCTCGAGGCCCTGCCGAGCAACTACGTCAGCCAGGTCTCCGGCCCCAACTACATCCTCCATTTCCAGGCCATCGCCGAGCAACTGGCGGAGTTCCAGATCGGCATCCAGGAGGTGTTCTCTGACAACATCTTCGCTTACACGCGCCCCGAGTTCCTCTTCCAGATACTCGGCCTGCTGGTGTTCCCCGACGGCGCCACCGACGGGATCCCTACCCTCGAAGGTGACCTGACCTACCGGGATTTCCTCCGCAAGATGGTGCGGCTGCTTCTCCAGGGGGCCACCAAGGCCACCATCGAGGAGGGCATCGGGTGCCTGACCACAGCAGACATCGAGGTCATTGAGCGAGGCCTCTTGCGGCGCATCCTGGGCGACGATTCGGCCTGGGGTCCTGGGGATCAGTTCGCCTTCGAAATCAACCTGAGCCGGATCGTCGGCACAACCGAGGTGGACGGCGAAGAGGTAGATCTTTACGGCTTCCCCGCGGAGGACCCGTTCACGTTCCAGCGGAACCTCGAGCTGGTGCTCAAGGCCCTCAAGCCGGCGCATACGCTCTACGACCTCCGGTTCGTGTTCAAGGACAGCTTCGGGGGTGACGACGGCGAAGGTGGAGAGCTGTTCGAGGACTCCGTCAGCTGGGACCTGCGGAGCTACTACTACGGCGACTTCCGCAAGTATTGCCTCGGGGCCCAGTGCATCGCCAGCGACAACGGGGAGACCTTGACGGACCGGTCGTTGTTCTCGGACCCCACGGTGAGCTTCGCCCTCATCGAGCCGGGCGCTGAGCTGGTCGTGTTGACCGGCGAGAACTCGATCAACGCGGAAACCGACGACAGGGGGGACATCGGCCGGTATCGGGTCGCCGAGATTCTGGTGTTCCCTGTCGGCGACGACTCGACTGCTCGAGCTTACACCACTAGCCCCACAGGTCTGACGGGCACGGCAACTGTGTCCGGCAAGATTTTCGAGGACACCGCCCAGGATTTCGGGCTCGCGGTCGAGGGAGAGATCCTCACGCTGAGCGAGGGCCCGAATGCTGGGAGCTACCGTCTTCAGGACCTCGCTGGCCTGAGCGGTGGTCCACTGGGTCATGTGTCCGGCGGCGAGCCTTATACCCGGGTGATCGCCTCCCCCAGTCTACTGCGCATCGAGCGGAGAATGCCTATCGCTACCACCGGCCAGTCGTACACCCTTACGGTAGACCGCCTCGGTATCCAGAAGCCCAACGTGGTGACCGGCGAGGACGTCTCCCAGTTCTTCTACCTGTGAGGCCTCGGGGTTAGTTCCTCTATACCTCTCCCCAGGTGAGGGTTCGGCAACCCCGGAGGACATGAGACATGCCGGCCGTTATCAGATCTACGCTACATGAATTTCCCGCGGGGCCAGTTGTTGGTCCTGTGTTGGTAGGGGTGAGCCGTAACGATCTGCGCAAAGGCTACCAGGTCGTCGTCGACTCCGTAGATGTCCACACGACCTACAGCTGGGAGCTGGCGTTCATCCCGACGTCCACGGGCGGCGGTGTAGATCCCCTCTACGGCATCCAGTCGGCCGCCACGTTCTTGGCCCCCGAGGGGAGCACCAGCTCGTCGGCGAAGTTCGACATCGACTACGAGGGATCCTATCTTGTCCGGCTGACCGTCGATGACGGGATGCCCGGCGAAGACACGCAGTACATTCGACTGCGATACTTGTCGGTCTTCGGCGACATCTTTCTCGTGGCCGCCGGCGAGCGCAGAGACTCCAGTGGCACCATTCCCGTTGATGTCGACCCGGAAGGCTGGGCCAACGAGCAGAACGCCAACCTCCAGCGGATTCTGGGGCTCGTTCGACGCAACGCAACGTCGGGGCGCGTTCTCCATGTCGACGCCAACCGTGGTCGGGACAGCACCGCCACGCCCAACGACCCCGACAACTTGGTCGATTTCCCTGGTCACGACCTTACCGACCTGGTCTCCACCGGATTCCAGGTCGGTGCCGAGGGGTTCGGCGATTTCGCGACCATCCAGGACGCCATCGACTACGCGGCTGATGCCGTCAGCCGAGGCGAGCCTGCCCTCAGCTACGCCGACCCTTATGTGATCTACATCCAGCCAGGGTTCTACGAGGAGGATCTGACCCTCGAGTCCCACGTCCACTTGATCGGTCTCGGCCCCGACCCGCTCATGGAGGTGCTGACCCAAGACGTCATCGTGGCTCCGGATGAGGCCGTAGGGACCGTGATCGTTCAGACCACAAACTCGGGTGGGGGGACATCACATTCCTATGCGCCAGGAGACGGCCCGGACGCCGAGGCTGTCCTCCTGATGAACCTGGTTCTCCAGAACACCGACTCGGTAGTCACTACCCCAGTCTTGAGCCACACGGGCGGGCTCCTGGTGGCCCGCAACATGGCGGTTCTTCAGAAGGGCACAGGGGCCTCCCAGGGACCGGCCTACAGCTGCGTGACGGCGGATACCGCGTTCGAGCCCTACTTCGACGGACTCCGCTGCACCCTTCGGACTTTGGCTACCGACACGGGCACGTGGGCGGCCATCGTGGATGCGCCCAACTCACGGTTCTCCATCCGGGACGGGGTCATCCGGGGTGGTGGCAGTGCGCTCCGGATGAACGAGAGCCTCTACCACGATGGGGGCACAATCAACACGTTCCTGAACCTCGACCGGGTCCTGGTTCTGGGCGCAGCCGGGTACGGCTATTGGGGCTACACAGGCACCTGGTTCCTCGAGAGGTGTAGGTTCTCAGGGTCGCTGGGCTCCTGGGTCATGGATGCGTTCGGTGCTGGCCCGGCGTCCTACGGCAGTTCCATTGCCGGCGGGATGTTCCAGTCCTCGTTCACGACCTCGCCGATCATCGACAGTGCGCCGGCGACAGGGACGTTCATTCTCCAGACGGACACCCTGGTCACTCCGGCCGGGGCGGTCGTTTTCTCTTTCCCGGGCGGCGCTCCGGCGATCTACACCCCGGGATCCCAGGCCTACACTCTTCGTTACGCTAGAGCGTTCGCAGATCCGGTGACCTTGGCGCCGGTGGTACCTCCGGCGCAGCAGCTGACGGTGGACACCGTCCAGGAGGCCATCGACGCGCTGATTCTTGCGGACGTCGGCGGTATCGGCCTGCTCGTGACTGTCGATGTCGACTCAGGGGCCGGCGCTGGAGTTCGGTACGTGGCCGACGCCAACGACGGCTACATCGGTGTGGACACCACGACCCCGACGCCGGGGCTGGTCACCATCGAGCTGCCCAACACTGTGGCCGCAGGGGCGGTAGACGGTCGGCAAATCATCATCAAAGACCAGGGCGGCGGCATAGGTACACCTGGCCAGGAGATCCTGATCGAAGTGGGGCCGCCCCCTGGGCCGCCGCAGGGTGAGATCGACAACGTGGTCCGAGGTACGGGCACCGAGTTGACGCTCTCCAACAACGACCAGTCGGTCAGCTTGGTCTGCCGCGGCGTCTCCGGTGGTATCGCTAAATGGTACCTCGTCTAGACCAGGAGTAACGTTGGCTGGTGGCTATGGACAGGACCAGTATGGATTGGGGCCTTACGGCTCCGTGGACATCACTGCGCCTGAACTCCTCTCGGCGATCAGCCTCGATGGTTTCCGCATCGAGATGTTCTTCTCGGAAGAGGTCGCGGACGACGCCGCACTTGTAGATACGGCTTCCTACAGCCTCTCTGATGTCGACGGGGCACCCACTACCCTGCTGTCCGTGGCTGCCGAGTCCTTCGGCCCGGATGGCGTCCTCTCGGTCATCCTGACCCACACCGGAACGACCCTGGGCGGTACCTATTCGGTAGGCGTTGTGGGCGGGATTACGGACGTCAGCGGCAATCCGATCATTCCAGCCTCGGTCAACATCTTTACCTTGGGTGACCCAACTCCGTTCACGGTAACTCCCATCTCCGGGACCGAGCTGCTCGTTGTCTTCCAGGACACCATGCTGACCCCGGGAGCTGGGAGCACTATCGACCTGCTCTCTTCGTACGGCCTCACCCAGCCGGCGCACCCGGTTGTGGCGAGCCTGACGGGGATCACCCACCCGTACCTGGCGGACAATTCCCAGGTTCTTCTGACCATTGAGGATCAGACCAACCTCGAGTACACCCTTTCGGTCAGCCCGGCGCTGGCATTCGAGTACGACGGAAGCGTCCTTCCTGACGCGGCCACAGGATTCACCGGCGTCGAGGTCAACCCAACCGGCGGTACCTCGACCATCGTGTCTAACAAGTTGTCGATGGACCGACCCAAAGACGACTTCTACGGGTGGGCCTTCCAAGACACCAGCGGCATCATTACCCCGCTCACCTCGACCCTTCGTTTCGATTTCTCTTTCGACGCGGCTGCCGTCTACACCCCTGCGCTGTCGACCTTCATTGAGCCCATCGTAGGAACACTCACTGTCGAGGACGGCCCTATCGGCGTCGGGGTGATGGCGCAGATCACCCTGAAACACAACGCCTCGGGTAACGACGCCATCCTGGTCGAGAGCGACGACTTCAGCGACGAGGTTGAGGTCGCCTGGTCGACTCCGGGAACCAACGTCCTTTCAGCCATCAGGAACCGTAAAGCGGGCTTCTGGACCTTCTTGTTCAACGGTCGTCCTTTCTTGACTACGATCGAGGCCAACATCGACGAGTTGGCCTCGATCGTAGGAGGTAACGGAGGCGCTTCTTGGGTCTTCTCTGACGAGAGCTTCGACATCGAGGGGTTCAAGGTCTGCGAGTGCAAGTTCACAGCCACGGACACCGTGTTCTCAGGCTCCTGGAACTTCCTGCACGATGAGCTGACCTTGTTCACCGGCTCCGGTGAGCTGGGGCGCAAGAGCTTCTTCACCAAGCGTGGGCCGCTGGTCAAAGGGTGGGGTGACGCGACCCCTGCGACCAACCAAGACGTGGTCGTACGTGTGGATGGCACGCCTGTTGAGGTCGAAGAGGTCAACCCGTACATCGGCAAGGTCACCCTGGCTGTAGCCCTCCCCCTCAAACCACCGGCGACTGCTTTCGCCGTCGAGGTGGACTACAAGTGGTTCCAGAACCCGATTTTCGAGGTGGGGGCACTCAACGTCGACGGGTGTGTGCTCAACCAGTGGGACCGAGACCGGGATTTCACCGAGCGAGAATTCACCCCCACATATCACCCTCGAGGTGCGCACGCGGTGTCGCGGTTCCCGATGAGCTTGGTCCTGGGACCCCTGGCGCGGCCGGAACCGCGGCTCATTGGTCACCGGTACCTGGGCTTCGAGAAGGAGTACAGCGCACTCCTCAACGATGCGACGACACTGCTCCTCAATGTCGACCCCCACCGATCAGCGTTACCGACATTTGAGCGCTCCCTCAAAGGCGTATCGGAAGCCTATGAGGGCCTCCAGGCTCCTCCGAGCGCGACGCCTTCCTGGACCCTGGTAGGCACAGACACAGGCACCACCAACGTCGGAGAGGGCGAAGGAGGTCTAGGCACCTACACCCTCATCGACGCCCAGAGCGGCGCCTACGACCCCGACAATCCTACGACGGCGTACTACTACCGAGACGCCGATCTGACTTTCCCATCCTCACTGTTCGCGGTGGCCAGGTTGTCGATCGACGCCTCTGCGGTCGTGGCCGACGGGGTGTTCACCGGCGTCAGCTTCGGTGTCCACAACAACCTGCACCTGTACCTGGTGGGTGCCCTGCTCATCAACGACGTCCACCACGTCGGGCTCCTTCTGGACGCCACCAGGCCTCACGAGCAGGCCTCTTGGTCTATCGGCCCGACGACCATGGCGACGGCTGAGAGCCAGACGACGCTGACGGTAGATACGGTCGACATCCCGCCCACCCTCTCTCCTGGGGATCGCTTCCAGGTCCTGACCGGCAACCAGGCGGGCGCCTACACCATCTCGGCGATCTCGGCGCCGATCACCGAGACCCGAGCGACCTTGACCATCGAGGATCCAGGGTTTGTTGCCGACGTGAACCTCTACGGCAACAAGTACCCCGACATCACGTTCGAGATGCGGTGGGACGACCTGGTGACCTACCGACTCGAGGTCGACCCGGATACCCAGACGGGGCAGCTCACAGTCAGCGGCGCCAACACAGGTACGGTAGTGACCCTGGACGGCACCACCGGGATGCCCCAGCCGGCCCAGACGTCACTGCTCTTGACGTTTTCCGAGAAGGGACAGGTGTTCTGGGGCTCCTTGAGTCGGGAGGCGACCAACGCGTCCACCTGGTCGTTCTTCCGTTACGGGGTCGTGCCCGACCAAGCCACCGAGACAGCCTCGGCGATCAGGGTCGAGTCCGAGATGTCGGTCTTGCCTCAGCTGGACCCCGGCAACGAGTGGTTCACGACCCAGACGTTCGGGACGTCGTTCATCGACACCACCGGCGACGTCATGGTCCTCAAGTCGGACTCAGCCAGCGAGACCCTCAAGTTCCTGTTCGGGTATTCTCGTGTCGAGCCCTTCCTGACCGACGTCGTCTCGACGGAGCTGCTGACGACCTTCCGGCTCGACAGCGGCAACCTCGGGGCGGGCGACGCCCAGGTGGTCATCAACAACAGCAACCATCACATCGTGGTGGCGACCCTCATCTACCGGGAGTCAGCGGGGCCCATCGAGTACCGCCGATTCATCGAGATGCCTTCCATCAGCATGGCCGGCATCCTCGACCCCGCAGAGCAGGGGTGGTCCGCGTCGGCTCCTCTTACCCTCGGCGTGGATGTCCAGAACGACGTCTTGGTCCTGACCCAAGAGAGCAGCGGCACCGGCGGCTACTTCGGGAGCCTCGATCTCTCAGGCATCGACTTCACCGACACCGGTGACCGCATCATCGAGGCTCGGTTCGCGGTCAAGGAGCACACCCCAGGTGTTGATGACTACCTGGGGGTCATGTTCGGCGCCGATGTCGGCATCGGGACGTTCCGGTTCGTGGGTATGGCCTTGCGGGCGGACCCAGCGGATCCAGGTGTCCACCTGATCACCACATCCAGCACGGTCGTCACCTCGTACGATTTCGACTGGACCGACGGCGAGCAGCACACCTACCGCATCGTCGTGTCCGGTGGCGCCACCGTCACCCTGTTCATCGACGACGTCATCCAGCTACCCACGGTGAGCCTGGCCCTGTTCTCCGGTGGGGCCGGAAACACCGCGTCCTTCTTTGGGGCCTTGAACACCGACGGCACGGGGACTGTCGACGACACCAAGCGCAGCGTCGTCGAGTGGAGCGCGGTCTCGATCGTGACGGCCCCACCGGCAGATGCCAAGAGGACCATCGGCGTCTGGAAGGGAGGGGACTTCGACCACATCAACTCCTGGGAGATCCCCAGGACCGACTCCTCAACGGCGCCCAACTCGGCCGAGGTCGGCCCGGCCGTTGAGGAGATGGACTGGCGCACCGACATGGAGGTCCGTGTTCTCTACGACCCCGAGTGGGGCGCCACCGTCTTCCGGCCGGACTTACCGCTGCCTCCCTACTACGTCCCGGAGGACCCCAACACCCCAGGTACGGGTCACGCGACCGTGCTGACCGAGCCCTCGGCCGGATGGATAAACGTCGAGAGCCCGAACCTGCCCAAGCTGGCCAGTACCTGCGGATTCGTCTCCTTCGGCGCCCTCGACGCTCGGGCCATCACTCAGCAGCGTTGGGACTCGATGCGCTACCGGATTTTCCGGCACCCGCTCGAGGACGTCATCACGCCGCGGCACATGGTGCTGAACCAGGCCAACGTTATCTCGAGCGGGGAGCTGACCCAAGACAAGGTCGCCGAGACGGTTATCGTCCAGACCACGTCCGCGACGACGCTCTCACTACGACCCACGCACCTGAACGCCTCGTACGTGATCAAGGTCGTCGACGAGGGTAAGCCGGTCGGGGAACAGATCCTGACGCCCGACTTGTGGGTCTTCAACAAGACCTACCAGACCATCACGCTGGGAGAAGACAGCGAAGGCGTCCAGGCCACGTTCTCGGGGGACAAAGTCCCGGTCACGGTGGTGTTCAAGCCCGGCAAACCGATCACCTCGACGTATCTCCAGATCCAGCCGCTTCTCGACAGCACAACGTTGCTGAACGAGGGGACCCCGCCCATCCCAAAGAGCCAGATTCTCCCCGAGACGCGCGGCCTCTTCCGCGGCTCCGACCTGGTTCCTGGAGAACCGCTGGGCGAGGAGGTCACAGGGAGTACCGGCGCTGAGGACTTCCGGTTCGTCGAGTTCGACGCCGAGTTCAACGACCTCTACGAAAGCATGTCGTTTTACCAAGTGGACAACGATGGGGAGACAGGCCTCATCACGAGCATTTGCGAGGGTCTGATCCCCGAGGGGTTCTCCGGGTTCCAGCCGGGTGAGGGCGGCGACACCATCTACGAGCAGGGCGGGGGCGGCGCTCCCCTCGGAGCGGCCGGTTGGAGTGCCGGCCTGACCGACACCGGGACGACCGTTGGGTCGGTCACCGGTGGGCACGTGCTCGAGTTGTCGGGGCCGCCGTTCGTCGAGGAGCGTGCCGGCCTCCAGGCTGGGGCCGACGTTTATGACGGCCCCTTCTCCGGCGCCTGCTTTGTCCCCTCGGGGTCAGGGTTCTTGGGTCCGGTTCTCCCTGCCGCAGGTACCATCAACAACGGGTCCGTGCTGTTCGCCGTCCAAGACCCGGTTCCTGGGCCAACAACCTTCTTCGTCGTGAAATCCGCCAACTGAGCCCTATCCGTTAGATCGCCTATCCCTACCGAGGATAGAGGGCAGAACATGCGAGGTCCTGATGCCCCGGATATTTGCAGAGAAAGTATGGCGGGCCCGAACCGCGGTGAAGTTCGGCATGGGGATGCGGTTTGGCGAGCCTGGGCTGCTGTTCCAGGATGCGCATGGGCGGTTCATCTTCGATATGCGGGATGCGGCCACAGGCAAGCAGCTGGCCTATTTCGAAGAGGACAACGTCATCACCAAGGACGCAGGAATCTTGGGGGCCCGCCTCTACCGGGATTCGACCGAACCGGCGGTCAGCGCCCACAACGGGCTGAAGATGCTCGCGGTAGGGACTGGCGCCACGGGGGCCATCTTGTCCCCGGACGCCCCCACCAACACCCAGCGCTCCCTCAACAACGAGATCGAACGTAAGACCTTCTCTTCGGCCCAGTTCCGCGACGCCAACGGGTTCGCGGTCACCTACCCCACCAACATCGTCGACTTCACGACGACGTACGGAGAGAGCGAGGCAGTGGGCCCTCTCAACGAGATGGGCCTGATGTTCACGGTGTCGGACAACCCCACCATCAAGAACCCTCTTCCTGCGGGACCGGGAGGCTACGACCCCACCATCGACGTGACGACCTACGACATCATGGTGAACTACCTGACCTTTTCCGTGATCTCGAAACCGGCGACGGCCATCGTCAGCCTCACCTGGCGCCTGACGTTTTGAGCTGGGCTAACCGCACACGGACTTGGTGAGGCTTGAATGGCGGTCAAAGACCAAGAAAAGCACTTCGATGACCTGAGCGTTTCGGGCGATCCCGTCGTTGCAGTCCCGAACACCGTCTCCCGGCACCTCCAGCCGGGGGACCGGTCGTTCCAGCAGGTCGTGTTCCAGGTCAACAAGCCTGTCACCGACGCCGACCTGAACCTGGCCCAGGACGCCGCGGCCTTCGCCCGTCGGCTCCTGCTGTCCAAGCAGACCCCCTCGGGGTGGCTCCGCGGCGCGGGCCACCACAACGCCCTCAACGACTACGGGTTCGACGGCGTGACCCCCAACGTGTTCACCCTCCCGCGACTCGAGGCGATCGTCGGTGGGTATCCGGTCGTCATCGAGTTCACCGACACCACGACCGACGACGAGAACGTCGTCACCCTCGACATCCCGACAATCTACGACGGGACCCCCACGACGGTGAAACGCTCGGACTTCGTCTTCCTCGAGGTCTGGCTGTCTCTTGTCGCTCCGGCCACCAAGGCCTCGGCCGTCGTGACCGTGGTCGACTCTACCTCGATTACCGCTGGCGACCTGGTCACTATCGGAGGTACTCCGCTCACTGCGGTGGCCGGGGCCCCCGCGGTCGACGAGTACACCTTTGTCTCCGGTGACGACGGGACCACTGCGACCAACATGGCGGCGGCCATCAACGACGGCGCCAACTCGTTCTCTGGGACGGTCGCGGCCCTGGCCATCGGCAACACAGTCGTCATCAGCGCGGTCGCCAACGGCACCGCCGGCAACGGCATCACCCTGACGGTCACCAACTTCATCGTCGGGGCCACAACAGCTTCGGGCGCTCTCGGTGGTGGTGTGGACCGCATCAACGCGCCGGACCAGGACAACCTCTACCGGCACGGCAACGTGCTGTCACCTCTCGGGGTCGCCCTCCCGGACGACCTGATCGACCCGACGCTGTCGATGGAGTCCACCCAGCGCGTCCAGGTCCAGTACCGCATCCGTGCCACCGGCGCGGCCGAGGCTGTCAACCGCAAGGCCCATCCAGACGGGTTCTCGAACCCCCTGGGTGGTGGTCCCCCAGCAGCCATCTTGGCTCAAGGTGGTTACACGGGCCCTGTGGCCGACTACCCCTTTGTCCCCGCCGACGGGGCTTCGACATGGTTCAGCTCCGACGCCTCTGCCTACGGCATCGTCGACGACGGGCTCTGGATTGCCGGTGATGGCACGGGGACAGCTGCTGAAGACCTGGGCGCCCTCGACGGGTTCGTGTACGCCATCCCCATCGCGTTCGTGTTCCGGCGCAATGACGCCTCCGACGCGGGGGCCGCGGTCCAGGGTTTTGACCCGGTCCTCAACACCAACGGGGCCCCCGTTTTTGGGCATGGTGGCTTCGCCGGAGTTCTGGGTGCCATCCCCGCAGGACTCTCAGACCGACCCGACGGCTACTTCGCGGACATCATCGAGGCCACGGACATCCTGGACCTGCGCCGGCATGTTTCGCTGACCAGCTTCGACCTCCGAAGCGAGTTGCAGTATCAGATCCAGTCGCTCCTGGATGGGTCGCTGCGGACTTGGGCTATCGACACCGAGGACAAGCAGACCTTGGGAACAGGTTCGGGCGACGTATCGACCCAGTTCCTCGTCTGCAACGAGATCGGGCGGCGCGCCACCGAGGGCGGAACCGCGCCGCCGACGGGGGACTCCACGGGACGAGGCGTCGCCATCCGGAACTTCGACCACATCTGCCGCCGGTTCGCCGGCCAGCCGGTCGTCGAGCGGGTCGTGTTCGCCTTCTACCCTGGTGACAAGCCCGACCTGGTGACTCAAGGTGGGCCCGCGGCTCCGGGCATCGAGAACCCCGGCAAGTACGTCATCAAGGCCGAGGACGGTGGGGTCCCCATCGACACCCTGCTCTGGTACGAGAACGACGTCCTGCACCTCGACCTCGACATGTGGGACGCCACGACGCTGGGAGGAACCTTCCACGGCTTGACCGGCGGCGGCATCTCGGGTGTGGGCTTGCCCTCGGTGTTCTTCACGACGTTCGCGCCTCCAGGGACCACGATCACCGACGTCCTGGGCATGTGGCACGACGATGGGGACTACACCACCCCGGTCGACCAGACAGTCAAGGCCAAGCTCATCCAGGGGCTCGGGACGCCGCACCTGGAGATCACCCTGGACGCCAACGACAACTCCGCGACGGGCGGCATCGTGGCCGCCGCGTACCGGATGGTCGGCTCGGATGTCGGCGGGGTCATCACCTCGGACGGCTCTCCCCGCCGCATCTTCGTCGAGGTGGAGATTACCTACCCCCTCGGCGTTGGCACGACCGACACCCCCGACCTCGAAGTCGATCCCGACGCGGTCTTCTACGACGGCACCATCGGCGCCGGTCCCGGGCCGATGATCGAGAACGACCTGACCTTCCGGCCCAGCGACCTCGACGTACTTCTCGAGCCGCGGTTCCGGAGCGGGTTCCGGGAGATCCGTCTCGAGTACGTGACCAACGACACCCAGGCCCATGGTCCGCCGAGCATCGGGTCCCCCATCGGGAGCATCGTTACCGAGGAGATCGTCAGCCGCAACACGCTCGACCTGTATTTCCCCCACAGGGTGTACGGGGACGGCGGTGCGTACACGGCCGGCATCACGGTCACCGACGTGCCCGCCGCAGCCGGCGTCACGGTGGACACGGCGGTCTCGGAGTTCGGGAGCAGTTCCCGCAAGGTCACCCTGATTCCAGGGACGCCGCTGTCAGGTGCTGGGCACACCCTGGCGGCCATCGAATACTTCGGCCAGGACCCGATCCCTAACTACGGCCCCTCTGGTGCGGCTGGGTACCAGCTCAGCGTGTACTTCCGGAGCAACGCCCCACAGACGGCCGGCGTGAAGGAAGGCAACATCTTGACCACGGGGGACGGCGTCATCCCCACGACGCTCCACGTGGAGCCCTTGATGGTGTCGGCCAATCTCTGGACGGGCCAGGTAGGCATGGGATCGGTCGACCAGGCCTTCCCGTATGGTGCTCCGTTGGACCAGATTCCGACCAACGACGGACCCGCACCTTCGACGATGGAGTGGTACTTCACCGCGACGGCCTCAACCACGGTCGACGATTTCAACGCCGACACAGGCCTTATGGCCCTCCACAGCTTCGTCCAGATCGACGGCCAGGACATCCTCGAGCTGGGGGGTGTCGGAGGCGACGAGCCTCCGCGCAAGGACGCCGAGTTCCGGGCCTATTACCCGTTCTCGGACGACGACGCCTACCGGCCGACCGCGATGTCCCAGCCGTTGTCGGGGGCTGTGCGTCACAAGGTGTTCGCGCCTGTCCTCTGCCGAGCCACCGAGGATGTCCCCGGTGTGACCGGAGGCCTCCTGTATCGGAAGAACGAGCTGCTCCTGGTGGTCTTCAGTCGGTTCGCCGAGCTGGACGAGGAGAACACGGTCCGCTTCATCGACCCCAAGGCCGACAACCGAACCGGCGCTGGGGTGTACCGAACCCGCAACATGCTGCTGGTCGTAGGAGATAGCTAGTGCCGCGCCCTGTAGACCCAGGAACCATTCGCGTTGGTCCTGGCCGGCGTTCCCCCGACGGCCAGGAAGAAGCCGTCCTGACCGGACCGGGCATGGCTGGCGCGGGCCCCAACATCGGAACCGAGGACATCACAACGTCAACGCCACCCACAGGAGGTGGCGGCGGCGCCGGCCTGGAGTCCCACACCGAATCTGGCTCGGCCCACCCGGCCTCGGCGATCACCACGGACGGACACCCAGAAACGGTGCCCGTCTCCAATGTCGAGGACGCCATCGACGCCCTTGCAGGAGCCTTGCCGCCGGAGCCGCCCAAGCTCGGGTTTCAGCATAGCCACCTGGAGTTCACCGGAATCCCCGACTGGGGCTCGCTGAAGCTCCTCGACAGCAGCCTACTGGACCGCGGGGTTGTCACGTCGGCCAACGCCGCCGCTGACATGTTCCCCTACTACTACGTGGCGCCCTCGCCGGCGCTCGACACCCCCGAGTTCCCAGTTCTGGGTGCCGACCCCCAGACGGATGTCCTGTTCAACTCCGGTCTGGCCATCACTGGTGGGTTCGGGCCCGGCAACGCCTTCGCCGGCGGCTACACTCGGCCGCCGGGCGGGCCGGATCCGGTGCCGGTCATTCCGACCTCAACTATCATCGACCGCGAGGGGTCGGCCAAACCTGTCGTGGTCTCCGGGGCCTTGTATCCAGCCGACAGGGGTGTGCTGGCTGTTCTGCATTGGCCCGCCGGTGGAGACACCGCGGCTTTCCTTGCGCAGCCACTGCTCGACCGTTGCCCCTTTGCCATCCTCTTGGGTCGCGGCATCCTGGATGCGGACGCCGCGGGGGTTCCCTGCGACGGGGATGCAGGGGGTATTTTCACCCTGGGTACGGACCCAGACGGTAACTACGACCCCTTTGTGTTCCCGGGGCAGGCCACAGGTCAGTACGACCTTCTCGAGTTGTACTTGGGGACCTCTCTCCTGGATGGGTCGACCCTCCCCGCACCGTTCGACGACTACGACCAGGACACGGTTGCCGGCGCCAAGCGCGTCCCTGACGCGCCTCTTCCCAGCCCGGGGCAGGTTCGGTTGGGCACAGATCCCAACGCAGGTGAGACCCCCCTCACTTACGGCATCCCGATCTTGGGGAGCCATCCGGACATGTACGATCCGCCGCCAGGAGCCACGATCGGCGACGCAGCACTCGATACGGGCAACTTCTTCCGGTACCGGCTGCCCTACCTGGACGACTACTCCCAGGCGACCGGACTCAAGTACACCCCCAGCGGGCAACCGGGAACCGAGCTGACCACCAAGGAGAAGTTCCGGTTCTTCTCGGTCCCGACAGATCCACTGGCCTTCCCGCCCAACACCGGTGTCCCCAAAGATGTGACGGGAGCGGTGACCGAGATCGACCAGGCGGGCAACTTCCCCGACTTCCCCAAGGACCACTACCCGTGGCAAATCGCCCGGTTCCGTCAAGCCTTCTTCCTCAAGCACACAGGGGGTGGAGCGGTCTTCGAGGAGCACGGGACCTACTTCCTGGTGCACTTCAAGAAAGAGAAGGACTTCGAGGCCTTCGTGCGCGACGGTGTCGAGCCCGACGACCCGACCGACGGGTACGAGGTTTACTCGGCGTACTTCATTCCAGGTTCCACGGGGATCGACGAGCTGGACCGCAAGGTCAACGACGAGACTTCGACCGCAGTGCCGGCTCCGGCAGGGCCGGCACCTGACTACGGTTACTCGGCGCTGACGTACCACAACATCCGGGCCAACATCTTCGAGGATCCCGACGATCACCTGCTCGCCTCGGGCGATTTCACGACCACCGACTCGACCTTCATCTCGGCGTCGACTCCTGGTGTCGGATTCGAGTGGGTGGTTTGGGTTTCGGGCGTCTCGTACTTCACTCCACGGGACCACACTACGGGACTGTCAGGGACCAACCTCACGGTCGAGTTCACCGCTTCCGGGTTCTGGACCAACAGCTTCCGCACAGACGACCGGCAGCTCTCGGGCGCCCTGGCCGACACCGCTCCGGCTCTACTCTCGAGTCCGTGTCCCGCTTTCCTGGGACTGGCGCCTTTTTCCTTCGGTGATGTCCCTGGGGCCGTGTCGTATCTCCACACGACAGGAGCTGCGCCTGGCGCGTACGCGCCTTCCGATGCTTTCTTGCGGCAGCAGCGGCTGGAGATCCCCTACACCCACCTCGGGTCCAACGGCACTGGCGTGTTCTCTTCGACCAACGGCCCGCTCGCGGGTGACTCGATGGACATCCCCTCGGGCCCGCTCATCGAGTTCGCCGGCGACGACCGCCGCCCCTCATTCTCAGCCGATGCGAAGGTACGGGCCTACTTCCGCCGCCCCTTCAATCACTACGGGCTGACCCCGACCGACACCATCCGACCGTACACCGCGACGGACGGCCACGGCATCGTGGGTGTCGATACCGGCGGCGACATCATCCTCTTCCACTCGACCAACTTCAACCTCGTGGCCCCGTTGTCCAACTTCGGCAACTTCCGGACGGGTGGCGCGGCTCCGACCGTCGCCTATGCCACGCTGGCCTTCCCCATCAAGGACTACCACGACCAGTTCCTAGACGAGGTCTACCGATACGGGACGGTGGCCGACGACATCGCACCCGCGGGTCCCTTGGACGCCCTGTACGGCGCGGGAGCCGAAGCCGCTATCGAAGGCCCCGGAATCGGTGGTTGGGTCTCCGGTCCGATCGAGACCCCCATCCGCATCGGCCACGTTCCTGGCGCGAGTGTCTGGCAGGCCGTCTCGTTCGTCCAGAACGATGAGCACCTCACCGACCTCGGAGGGACTTCATTCCTCCAGGTGGCTGGTCTCCCGGATAGGAACCCGCCGATCACCGACGGGAACCTTTTCCCATTCCCGTCAGCGGGCGTCCTCCTGTACCCCCACAAGGACTACTCTTCGGGGTACATCCCGGGCGCCGGCGTTCATATCGCGTCCGTGCAGCCTGACTACTCGGCCGCCGCTGGCCGGCGGTCGTACACCCGTGTCCTCGACATGACCGTGTTCACCGCGGTCGCCGCAGCGGGGGATCGGACCGCTATCCTCCGCATCGACGGCCTCCAGCTCCAGGACTACGCGTACAGCGCTCCCGGGCCGGGCGACATCACCGGAACCTCCGGTATCGCCATCTTGGTCAAGATCCCCGGGCTGACGACCTGGATGGACATCGGCCGAACCGACGGCGACGGGCCCAGCAAACAGGATCCGGCGTTGGATGGTGCGGGATGTCAGGTCGTTGGTCCGGACACCTACGACGCTGTCGACTCCGAGACGGGCATGGTCTACTCGCACGTCAAGATTCATGTGGGGCCAACGGCCGCACTCTTCGCCATGACAGGTCTGCACGGAGCCTCGGGTATCGACGCGGCGGATGTCGGCAAGGTTCCTCTGATGGTCCAGGTACGCATGGACCCAGCGGCCGCGGCGTTCAATCTCGAGGACGAGTACGACCCCGGCAGCAAGACTTTCGCAGGTTCGCCTGGTCCCGGCATCGAGTCCGCCAAGGTTCGTGGGCTGGTCGGTATCCGAGCTATCGACCCCGCCGCGCTCTAGCCCGGTGGGGGGGCTATAGCCTCGGTAGGTTAAGGAGAGCGCATGGCGACCGATCCTCTCGACAAAGAACGCATTGACCGGCTGGAGAAGCTGGCGGACCAGCGGTCTGCCACCAGCACGAGCCTGGAGCCCTGGCAGGAGCAGCTGTCCCGACAGACGACTGTGGCTGGCTCCAAAGCTCTTCAGGCAGCGGAGGTCATCGCGGGTCTCTCGGGCGGGTGGGCGGCGTTCTACGACTTGGGGACCAGCAGTTCGACCGAGGGCGGCATCATCGGTACGCCGACGCCCCAGGCCAAGAACACCAAGCTGGGTCAACCGGGACTCCCTGAGATCAATTTCGTGCCGTACAACTGGGGCACGAACAAGTTCGGATCCAAGGGTCCGAGTCTTCTGGGTCACCCCATCGCCATGAGCATCGTGGGCCCCACCGTCAAGTCACCTATCAACGACTGGCAGTGGATTGTCACCGACAACAGCTCTTCCCCGGGCGTTGGGGACGATCTAACACTCGACTCAGCTGCGGGTATCTACTCCTCCATCGGCGTCGATGTGGCCCCGGTATGCGGCACTGTCGTAGAGGCTTTCAACGCTGCCGACCCCGCCGACTTCAACGGTGGGCTCTACCTGGTCATCTCCCAGTCGGGCGAAAACGGCGCCGCTCCGACTCCCGACAGCGGGTTGGGGGACGGTTTCGTAGCCACCGGGACCGTGACGGCCGAGGCCATCACTCCGCTCAACAAGACGTCCAACTTCGAGATCTTCCGAGTCGAAAGTATCGCCGGCGACACCATTACGCTGGACCCCAACAAGAGGCTGGCCACCTACTTCTCCATCACCGCCGGACCCAACACCCCGTACGCTCGCGCGATCACGTTGTTCCAGCCTCACGCCACCCGCTTGGTGGCGGTCCCTGGATCCGGTGGCGTAGGGGCCGAGCGGGCCTTTGTCGTGGTTCCCCCGGAGCGCGCCGCGGTTGGCGAGCACCTCCCACCCTATGACGGGTTGTCGGCCTCGGACGGTACCTGGATCCGCGGCGGGTACGACCCCCTATCGCCCACCCAGGGCGGCCACCCCACGCTGTACCTCGATGGTCCTCTTCTGCCCGTCCCACGACCTCGGGCTCGTCTGCGAGGCCGGGCCCAGCGGGTCAGCACAGGCATCTCGTCGACGACGTTCATCGGTGGCACCTGGTGGCTCGAGGCCGACGGCCACACCCCCAGCACCAGCGACATCGGCAGTATCGTCCGCATCTACCGGACTGAGCGTGAAGGCGACGCCGACTTCCTCCTGCCTGGCGCAGCCAGCGGTAAGCCCGCCGCCCCCGAGAGCGCCATGCTCGGGTGGTTCGAGATCCTCGATGTCGACCTGGGCGCCCCAGGAGACCGCTACCAGCTCCGCCGCATCATCGAGGTCGACCCCTTGACGGGTGTCCCGTACTTCGGTTCTGGAGGGACGCTTCAGCTCCAGGACACGCTCGGGCCCGTGGGTGACGTCCGCGTCGAGTTCACCCTCCACGATAGCGTCTCGGGTTTCCACGCGAGCATCTTCAGCGACCCTGACAAGCTCGCGTCGATGCGGTTGACCAACCTCATCGACCCGCTTTGGGTGCAACGGTCGGCCAAGAACCTGGGTCTGACCGAGGGGTCACTCCCGCACGCCCCGGATCGAGCCATCTGGGATACCAGCAAAGACGGCACCGAAGCCGCGGACCCTGGCAGCCTTCTCGACCTCGGGTTCCGGATGGTGTTGTTCGCCGCCAAAGAGGGTGTGGGGTCTTTCGCAGGCCAGATCGTCCCGGACTGGGACAACCCCATCACCTCCAGAGAAGTCGTGCTCGACCCGAGCAACACGACCGAGGTCCAGCACCTCAACATCGACTACTCGTCCGGTGTCGTGACGCTGTCCCACACGCCGGTCCCCGGAGCCGGCTGTGACATCGCTCCGAACGGCATCATCAGCAGCGACAACCCCCGGGGCGAGATCGTTCTCTTTGCGGCCTGTGTCCCCTACAGCATGGAGAAAGGCCAGCTGGGCCCCAGTGTCCGGGCTACTGCCGCGCTGCCGGTGGACTCTGACGCTGCCACCGCCGGGGTCGTGCCTCCACAAACCGACGTCTACGGAAGCCGCACCAGTCGAAGCGTCTCCCCAACGGTCAACACTTCGGGCGCGGCCCAGATAATCGACAGCGGAGTCGGACTGGTCATCGACCTCTTCGACATTGCCTCAGACTTCCCGGACTCCGGCTTCTTCGAGCTGCGCGTGGACAACGTCTACGGGGCACCAGCTCACGTGGGTCCCGCCTCCGAACCCCTTGGCCTGTACGGCTACTACAAGAAGACCGAGCTGGTTGACCCTGCTCGAGGTGGGGTCACGCACACCAGACTCGAAGGTGTCTACGGGGGTGGGTCTTACGGCGTTGATTCCATTGACGCCTCCCTCACCGGTCTTGTGGCTGTACTGCGGCGGGATATCCAGACGCCGGTGAGCCCTGACGGTATCGCGGGCACGTTCTACGAACACGACATCAGCTACGGGTTCGCCAAGAGAGCGGAGTCCTTCCGGTTCGCCAACGCTTCTCTCCAGCCGCAGCCTGACGGCTCGGTTGTTGTCCAGCCGGAGGTCGGATTCGCGACCTCGATCGGGGACAAGATTCACGAGTGGGCGTTCTCGTCGAAGGTGCTCGACGGCGCCGTGATGTCGGTGGGCGTCGGTACGACGATCGACCTGACCGCGGTCACGGTCCTCATCACCGGCGTCTGTACGATCCTGCCGGCCGACTCTATCGTCCTGCCGGGTGTCGACGACTTCTACTACATCTACCTCGACGGCACGGTGCCCGCCTTGCCCGTGTACGCTCACACGACGTCGCTACCTCTCCCCTCGGTAGAGGACGCCCTTGTAGGGCTCGTGGAGGTCACTGGCGGGGGCACCGCGGTCTCGGTCATCACCGATCTCCGGTACCCGCTCAACGACATCAACCTGCGGGACCCCATCCTTGTCGGCGTCGTGGAGCACGGCGGGATGATGCCGCACTTCACCAACCTCGCCGACGCGGTCGCCTACCTTGGCGAGACGATGGACCCGACAGACGGGGACAACGGTCAGTCCCGGCGGATCCTGGTGGTCGGCCATACCGACGAGGACAGCTCCAAGCTGCCCATCGTGATGCCGGCTGACGGCATCGTCATCGAGGGCGCATCCAGGCGCATGGATGGAGGGGCCGCGCCGCCCAACTCGCCGACTCAGATTCGATGGGACAGCGACGGCCCCCTGTTCGACCTCAACGGCAAGAACGACCTGGTCTTCCGGAACCTCCCCATCCTGTACAAAGCAGGCGCGGGCGTCCTGGACGCTTTCCCTGGCCGCATCGTCTTCGACAACACTGGCGGTGACATCTGTCGTCGATGCGTGATCGAGAACCTCCACGTGACTACCGCGGATCTTCGGCTCCACGGGTTCATGCACATGGTGGGCGCCTCCAATGGGATGGAGGACTCGGTCATCCGTGACAACAACATCGTCACGACCGACTTCGGCATCTTCGTCAACACCACGGCATCCGAGTTCGACAACAACATCATTCAGGGCAACCGGCTCACCAACGTGGGGGCCCAGCAAGGAGTGACGTTCGGGCTGTTCGACGGCATCTCTGTCCTGGGCGCAGGTACCGACGACAACAACCAGTACGTCGACAACCTGTCGACCGGTTTCGAGCGGGCCTTCTACTTGACGGGGTCGTACCCCCAGCTGGTCCGCAACCGCATCTCCGCGACTCGAGAAGTGGCCATCCAGATCGCCGGAACCGGGGTGAGCGCGGCCGTTATCCGCGACAACGTCCTGACCTCTGTCCACACGGCCGCTCCGTCTCTCCCGGAGCGGCGAGCCATCTGGATCGAGACGGGTACCGGGAACGTGGTAGCGGACAACCACATCGACATGGACATCGGCCTGGCCGCAGACCGAGCGATCTTCACGTCGACTGCCGACAACATCGTCCGCGGCAACCGCGTAGAGAACTCCATCGAGGTCTCCTCGACCAACCAGGTCAGCGAGAACCAAGTCTCCGAAAATGTCGTGACTGCTGCCAACAGCCGGGTCCACGGCAACAAAATCGACGGGACCTTGGCCACGGGCTCAGACTGCGAGGTGACCGGCAACGTGGTCACCGGCGCGGTGACCTTCCAGGCTGACACCATCGTCTCCGACAACGATTTCAGCTCCGACGCGACCGGCCTTTCCGCGCGGGTGCACTGGCACAACAACCGCATTGGTGGGGACCTCGATTCTTCCGCGGACAGCGAGATCACCGGCAACAACGTCATTGGTGCCTACCTGGGTGCGGGCGCGACGGGCTGCATCATCGCCGACAACCGCATCGGCGGGGCCGCGACGTTGGACGACAACTGTGAGGTCACAGGCAACAAGATCGCCGGCGTATTGACGGGCTCCGCCGCGTGCGTCATCACCAGCAACGAGGTCGATTCGATTACGGCGACGCTTCAGGACAACGCCATCGTCTCCGACAACCTTCTGACCTTCAGCGGGGCCGGCAACGCGTTGTTGTGGACGGGAGTCGACTGCACCTTCGTCAACAACCGTGTGACGGGGACGACGTCGGATTACGACTTCACCGGTACTAACCTCCAGGTCACCGGTAACGCCGGCCGCCACATGGTCGTCTCCGCCTCAGACGCCATCGTCATGGGCAACAGGCTCTCCGGCGGGTTGGGTGTTGCCGGTGACCGGATGCGGGTCACCAACAACATCTTGCGCGGTGTCCAGACGATCTTCACCGGGACGGGGGCCCTGGTGGTGGATTCCGGCACCTACATGACGATCAGCGAGAATGTGATCGTCACGAGCCCCGCGGCCGATGGGGATTTCCTCTTGGGCCTGGGGGGTGACCACACCTACCTGACGGTGGCCAATAACTACATCTCGGGCGACCTTCTCTGCAACACAGGTAACTGGGTCGCCTCGTCTTCGTTCACCGGTAACACCATCAGCGGCGAACTGGACTTCTCCGGAATCATCCTGTTCCACGCCAACGCCTTCACCGGCAACAGCATCAGCGGCGACTTCGAGGTTCAAGGCAACGACAACACCATCGACGGTAACAACGTTGACGGGATGATGGATTTCCGCGGAGACGACAACATCATCAGCGACAACAGCGAAGCGGCCACCATTACTTTGGGCGTCGGGGCCGCAAACTGCATTTTGACCGGCAACCGTGGTGGAGCCATCGACACCAGCCTTTCCGACGGTGGCCACAACATCTCCGACAACCAATTGCGAGTACCCGGGACCGGGTTCATCAACGCGGGCTCAACCCATGACAACGTCATCGCCGACAACATCTTGGTAGGCGGGATTACGGTCCTGGCTGGGGGTCTGCGTAACCATGTTACGGGCAACACCTGTGCGCAGCTGTTCGGGGGTGGGGGCACGGACGGTGTCATCGCCGACAACCGGTTCACGAGCACTACAGACCCGCACCTTTTCCCCAACGACCGCAACGTGGTCACGGGCAACTATTTCCCAGCAACCACGGACGGTTCCGGCATCGTCTGGGGTGGAGATGAGTGCCGCTACACCGGCAACGTCATCCAGGATCCCTCCACCGCGGTGCTTCTGGTCTCCTGGGAGGGCAACGAGAACACGTTCAGCGGCAACGCTTTCAACAACGGGTCGCCTACGTCCACCACCATTGACCTTACCGGGTTCAACCACTCCATCACCGGCAACCGGGTCACTGGGTTCACGGGCGTCGACGTCAACCAGGCGACCATCACCGGCAACGTGTTCGAGCAGGACTGTACTTTCGACGAAGACTGCGTCGGCCTGACCATCACCGGCAACCAGTTCTCTTCGAGCGGCGACCTGGTTTTCAGCACCGGCGGATCTCCCGGTGGCAACCATGTCGTCTCCGACAACTTCTTCGCCACGGGGTTCCTCGACTTGGGGGACCACGACAACTGCGTGGTCAAGGGCAACAACGTGGCCCCGGACGCAGGCACGGGGGCCATCAAGGGCACCGGCAGCAATCACGTGGTCTCCGACAACAAGATCGTCGACGGTGGCGGGGCTCCTGCTCTCATCAACAGCATCGATTTGCGCGGCGGGTCTTTCCACACCATCAGCGGCAACAACATCCCCGACGGATGGCTGTTGGTCGACGCGGCCTCTGAGTCCATCCTCATCGGCAACCGGACCCGAGGCATCGGTACCAGCGCCGTAGGTGCGGGTGCAGTCGCTGGCGCGGGTATTGTTGGCGTGGGCAACAAGGTTGGCGTTGCCGGTACAGCTCCGACGGGCTTGTACTTCACCATCAACAAGGGTACCGGCCCCGTCGACACCGGAAACGTGGAGTAGTAGATGCGCATTCTGGTCGACCTGGGCAGCCACATCACTGGGGATCCGCAGATCACCCAGGTCGAGCGCGTGCCGCCTATCGGGGTCGAAGGCCAGACAGCCATCAACGGCAAGTACCTGATCCCCGTCACCCCCGGCGCCAATGTCAAGGTGGACACCTCCTCGTACGTCCTTGACGGAGGCGGGGAGATCGACGGGGGCGACGTCGCCAGCCAGTCCTACGCCTGGCTTCTGGCCATGTTTCCGCAGTTCGAGAACATCTACTTCAATCCGTTGCTGACTGAGGACCACGTCCTCGAGCTGGACTTCACGCAGGGCTGGAACACTTTCCCCACACGGGCTCAAACAGGCCGGGAGACGGGCGCACCTTCAGGGTTCGTCGAAGGGCAAGCGCCCAACATGACCGCCATCTTGCCGGTCAACGACTCGATGACACCTTCGCGACCAGGGGTCTTGGTCACCGACCTGATCGACATCGGGCCGTTCACCCTCGATGCCGGGGGCGACCCGGTCGGGACCGACGAGTTCCTCATCTACTGGAAACTCTACGACTTTACCACCACGCACGACGTCTACGCTGAGGACGGCGCGCTGGTCGGGTCGAATACCCCGGCTATCAAATACGCATTGGAGGTGGACCAAGAGCCTGCGGATTTCGAGGTCTACTTCTCACCCGACGACGGGGTCCATTGGATCCAGGTAGGACTGCTCGAACCTGTGGCTTTCTGCGAAAAGACAACGAGTTTCCGGCTCGCTTTCGTGAACCACTCGTCCACGAAGGTCTACTTGGCCACCTTTGGCGTCCTGTTCTGAGAGGCTGATTCATGGCTGAAGACTTCGGACCCAATGTTTCCCGCACACTCGACGCCCAGTGGCGTCAGTTCGGTGGCATCATCTGGCAGAAGCAGCGTCCGCCGCTCGACGCCGAGGCCAACCTCCGGGACCAGGTCAACACCGAGAAGAATCGGCTCGCCTCCAAGGTCATGATGCCCTCGGGGTTCGTCCTCGACCCCACCCGCGCTCAGGCTGACTACCAGTTCGACAAAAACTGGTCGAACTTCTTCGTGCTGGCCAACCCCCGCGTCGACGACGCCGTTTGGACCTACGAGAAGGACCCGGCCATGTGGGCCGTGGTCAACGGCTGGGTCCTGCCGATCATCGGCACCAACATCACCAGCGACGACGACACCCGCAACATCATCAAGCTCTTCCCGTCACCGGAGTCCGACAGTCGGGTGGACTTCATCTTCCTGGAGGTCTGGCAGGCGCTGATCAACCCGAACCCCTCGGAGGTCAACAAGCCGACGGCCGACACGCTCTACAAGTACGGTAACGTCAAGTACACCGGCACGCAGCTGGTCGACGACCTCGAGGACCCCGCAAAGGGCTACGAGACCGCCAAGCGCACCCAAGTCCAGTACCGCATCCGGGTCTTCGGTGAGGGCTCGGGCCTGGGATCGGGCGTCGCCCTGGATGTGTACCCGGACGGCCTCGACGACCCCAACGTGTTCGGCCAGGGGACCTCGACGACGCCCCTGACGGGCGGCGGTGCGGTCATGAACTTCGCCAACATGCGCGAAGAGATGGGGGATCCCTCTCTGTGGCGCGCCGGCGACGGAGACCCCGACAACGACCTCGGCACCATCGACGGCTACAGCTACGCCATCCCCATCTGCGCGGTCTTCCGCCGCAACTCCAACGTGTTCGTCGCGGTCGAGAGCGCGGGCAACGCCAACCAGAACGGTGCGTTCAGCCGCAACCCGGGCGCAGGGGTCCTGCCTAACCCCTTGGACGGTGCCAAGACCCTTCTGACGGCCACCCTGACGGACTTCCTCCCGTACGACGGGACGGGAACCATCGACATCACGAACATGAACGGGTCGGGCCTCGAGGACACCGCCTTGGTGCTCGACAGCACCTTCCTGGTCATCGAGAACGAAATCATCGGCATCTCGGCTGTCGACGCAATCAACGAGACCATCACGATCAGCTCCCGAGGCCGCTACGGCACCGACGCGGTGGGCCATGCTGAGGGATGCGAGGTCCTGTTCTTCAACAGCCGACCCGACAACCTCTTCGCCGACGAGGTCGCCCAGGCCGATGTGTTGGACCTGCGCCGCGGCATCAACCCCGGCGACTGGGACTTCAAGCGCATCCTGCTCCACAACGTCGGCGCGCTCGTCAAAGGCGACCTACGCACTGCTTGGAAGCAGTCGAGCCCAGGCGACACCGAGGGACCGGTCGTCACCGAGGTCGACTACCTCCTGTCCGATGGTGGCACAGCGGTGCCGAACCAGACGGAAGCGCTTGACGGCGCCGACGGGATCCGCACCGTCTGGTCGGACGCGTCGGTGTACCACCCCGACGTGACCCTGCTGCTCGACAACGAGACCGCGGTCGACTCCGACAACATCACGACCGTGCCCCTGGACAGCGGCGCCGAGTGGGACGTCGGCGCCGATTTCAAGCCGGGAGCTTTCTTCAACACGGGCCCGGGCAACCCTGCCGAATCATGGACCAACGGTTCCATGGTGTTCCTGCACATCGGTGGTGATGACGGATCGGGGGGTGCCCGGACCACTTTCCGCGACGGCGGGGAGCGTGCTGTCCGTTTCGTGACGCCCAAGGAGTATTGGAAGGCGGGGTTCCCCCAGATCGACCCGGCAGGCGGCAACCAGTACCCGGTGACGCTCCGGTTCCTCGACCAGCGCTCCCATGAGCCGGTGGAGCCCATCGTGACTCCGGCGACGCTTGATGCCGAGCTGCCCAAACACCCGGGCCCGATGTACCCGTGGCGCGAGCTGAACTTCGAGTCGCCGTTCATCGTCCTGGGCGGCCTTCTCCGCTCGGACCTCAAGACCAGCATCGCCGCGACGGACCTGAGCAGCGCGATCCCGTTCGTCATCATCGACACCGGCATCGACTTCGACTTGGCTGGGAGCTTCTACACCAAGGACGCCAACGGCGAGTTCGTCAACGACCCCACTGTGGTCTCCTCGCCTCTGCTGCGTGGCCAGCGGACCCTCTACGACATGCTCACCGACGGTGGCCGGGACCGCACGGGCAACTCCTCCGAGGTCTACGTCATCCTGTACGGTGACGCCGACTCTTCGGAGAACAACGGCTGTTTCCGGGTCGTCGCCGCAGGTACCACCGGGTACACCTATACCAACGCGCCCGACGCGACCTCGATCATCACCGTCCCGCTGTCGGCCGACGCGACCAGCATCGTGAGCCCAGGCACCGGCAACACTCTGACGCTCGAGTTCCGCTCCCAGTTCACCAACGCCGAAGACGGCACGGGCGCCTCGGCGTCCGACCCTGCCATGGTGGTCGTCCTGACCGACATCGGTGGCGAGGACGCGAGCATCCCCTGGGCCCGCGTAACTCTGGATACCCTCGGCATTCCCACTTCCGGGGTCGGCGAGGACAAGGTCGCGGTCGCCAGTAAAATGGTTCTGTCCACAGCCCTGCTGTACCACCCAGGGCGTGGCGGGACGGCCCGTGTGGCCGATCAGATTACCCGGGTGGCGCTGCGTCAGGCGGCTACCAGCACGTACCTGCGCCAGGCTCCTGGTGCCCTGGACACGGACTTCCCGGCGTTCTCGGGTATGCCGGCCGACGAGATCTTCTTCGACCCCTCGCACGTGCAGACCTGGAACCGCCTCGAGAGCCTGGGATGGCACGCTCCTGACGCTCCGGGGTACGGCGGCAAGGTCATCGGGTTCACCGAGCAGGATCGCGAGTCGGAGCTGTTTGTCGACAAGGGCTCCAAGACCGTCATCTTCCGTCCCCTGCGGGACAGGCAGATGACGCTCCAGGGTCAGACCACGATCGCAGACCCGAGCCTCATCGGCGAGCTGGAGTATCCGAGCACGGTCGCCAAGGACAGCCTGGCTCTGTGGACCGGAGGTGCCGGCGCCGGCAAGCTGATGGGCTTCCCGGTGCCTCGGGAGTACATGCCTCGGTTCGGTCGTCAGGACATCCCCTTCTATCCTGTCGCCGATGCCTCGGGGACCTTCCTGTTCGGCATCAACCACCTGTTCCTCGACAGCACTGACGGAACGCGTCCGGTCTTCAGCGTCGTTGGCGGCGAAAGCAACACGATCGGCGGAGGCGTCAACGTCAGGCCTCTGTTCTTCATGACCGACGACGCAGCCGGCACAGTGGACTACGGCGAGAGCACGACCATCGTGTCGCCGTCCGGGACGGTTCCGGCCTACGTCGCACGGAAGAGCACCAACATCGCCGGCACGTTTGCTGCCCAGGCGGACGACATCATCGCACGTCTCAACGCGGTCCAGAGTTCCGACCTGGGCGCCGGCCTCAAAGGCATCATGCTGCCGCCGTATCACGGCGTCGCACGCGTCTATGGCGTCTATGACAAGCGCGACTACGACGCCAAGGGTGGTCGGACGTTCAAGGCCGACCGTGTGACCCCCGAAGACGACCCGGCCACCAACCTGCTCCGGCAGGATGTGGACAAGCAGTCGCTGTTCATCTTCCAAGGCGGAGCAGCGGACTTCACCGACAACGTCGACGACCACACCTACATCATTCCGCTCGACGCGATCGACTTCACCAAGGCCCCCGACTGGGTCGACACCGAGGTTTTCGAAGACTTCGAGTTCATCGTGGAGATGGTCGGGTTCGGGTTCGCCCAGGGCTTCATCAACAAGAACAACTTCGTCTTGGTCCGTCGCGTCGACGGCGAAGGCGTGGAGCAGACCTCCGGGTCGGATCCTGAGCTGGAAGGGATCCACATGATTCTCCCCGCACCTGCGGGCGTCTCAGACGGCCTCTACACGGCTTACAACCGCACGGTCTACCAGGGTGACCCCTTCATGACCCGCGCGGGAGAAACGCGTACGGTGACCGATTACGAGCACCGCTACGGTCAGATCCCGACGGCCTCGGCCCACGAGGTCGGCACCCCCATCCAGCAGTTCGACATCAACACGGTGCTGGATGAAGACTGCAACATCATCAGCAACATCGGCGGCATCGCTGTCGAGGCACCCAACGGCCGGGCCTTCCAGGTCCTCGCCGCGCTGGACTTCTACACGACCCTGGGCACCGGCAACATCGGCGGCCGTTCCTTCCCTGGAACGCCCCTGGATGTCGGGTTCACCGAGAACACCCCCGAGGGCTCGACCCGCATACCGGACGGCCCAACAGACCCCGCCTGGCGTGTCCTTACCCGGACGTTCAGCGAGGGCCAGAAGACCAGCGACAGTAGGGCTATGGCGGTCCTCGAGATCGTCGACAACGACCTCCTGAACCCAGCGTCCCTCGACCACGCGATCGTGCGCCTGGGCTTGCTCGACGGCACAGTTCTCGACCTGTTCGCCTCGACTGCGGCGAACGAGTCAGTGCTGACCACTGCGGGGGCCAGCACTGACGACATCTTCACCGTCGACGTGGACTCGGCCGCGGTCTCCAAGACCGAAACGATCGCCGACGGGTCACTGCTGTTCCCGACACCATTCACAGCAGGTGGCGCGGACCAGACCCAGACAGCGGCTATCGCCTCTGGCATCATCGCCGATGCTGAGGTGGGCGATGCCCTTAGCGTCGTTCCGTCCGCCGACATCAGCAACACCTACGGGTCGTTGTCGTTCCACGCCTGGATGTCAGGTGCGGGCGTCGCCACCGTGGTCGGCACCTACACGTTGAGCCCGCACGCTTTCGAGGACCTGGTCCCAGCTGGAGGCACCAATGTCCTGACGATCGCAGGAGCGCTGCCAGGTATCCTCCCGGCTCACGGTGGCGCGGGTGTCATCAACATCGCGTTCCCAGGGACAGCCTTGGGAGACGTCATCTTGGTCGGTCAGACGGGTGGTGCCGCGCCGTGGCCCAGTGTCTCGGTGACTGGGCGGGTGTCTGCGGCCGGGTTCGTCGACTTCACTTTCACGAACCAGCTCGGTGTAGCCAACGACCAATCGGTCGGACCCGGGGTCGATTTCACAGCTGTCGCGCTCCGAGACGGCACGCTGCCCGACCTCTCCGTGCCGGCTGTCCCCTTCGTTGTCTCGACGCACACGACGAGGTCCGACCCAGAGGTCACGGCGCAGAACCTGGTCACCCTCATCAACGGTCACGACCGGCTCAAGCGCTCGGTCACAGCGTACAGCCCGGCGACGACACAGGTTGTCCTCGAGGCGGTGCCCACTGGCGAAGAGGGCAACAATCTCTCGCTGTCCATACGTCACAGAGAGATTGACCCCGGAGCGCCCCTGAGCGAGGTCGGACCTTCTGGCACGGCGATCGAAACCGCGCTGCGGATCCGGGTGCCGACCAACAACGACACCGCCTTCGTGGGGACGCACCCGAGTTTCGGGGCGCACAACATCACGTTCACCCAGTTCCGTGGCGGGGTGAACAGCGCCGTCAACGCGGGCAACGGGACCACCCAGCTCCGCCTGACAGGTATGACCGAGCGTCTCCCCTTGGGGATCCTTCTCCAGGATTCCGACTTCCTGGGGGAGAATCCCCTCGGGGACGACGCCACGGCTCTGAAGACGAGCCCTGCCGGTATCCGACCCGTACAGACCCTTCTCCCGCTGACCAGCGGCGGGGAAGAGTTCACGAGGTTCCTGGGTGAGCCTGGGGCCCTGGTTGCGATGGCCGACGGCAAGATCCTCGGGTACGTGGCCTTCACCGACGCCACCCCGACGGGCTCGAGACGGTTCCGTCTCTACCGGGGTGGTGGCTCCGCGTTCGTCCTCAGCGGCATCAACCCCGGTGGTCCTATCGACTGGGTCTCCGAGAGCTTCCCCGAGACGCTGGATCCGGTGCTCAAGGGTGGGGTGCTGGCGTGCAAGGCCCTCTTGGTCCGCAACTTCCCCGAGGCGCCGTTCTCGACGCCTGTCGTGGTCTCGGAGGGTGACGAGATTCAGATGATCGTCATCACCCATGGGCTGTTCGGCAACGGCCGGACCCAGGAGGAGGGCATCACGCTCAGCGGCATCATCTCGCCGACAGGGTACGGGGAGGGCTACGCGGCTTCGGATCGGTACCGCTGCACGGGCCGGCCGATGTACCGTGCGTTCACCAGGTCGGTACCTGACGTGGACAAGGTGACCCTGGCCGTGTTCTCCGGCGAGGAGGACTGATGCCCTTCGTACGTCGGATTGAGGTCGACCCCAAGACCCTCAAGAAGTTCGAACGCCGCACCAAGGCCGAGCTTCGTCAAGCCCTGCACAACCCTGCTCTTACGGCGGAGCAGAAGGAAGAGATCCGGCGACGGATCAAGCAGGTCAGCCGTCCGAAAGTCTACTCGAAAGATTCCCCGCCTCCAGCGGGGGCCATCGCGTTCGAGTAGCCACTCCAAGGAGGTTTCCAATGCGACGCATCGCATTCATTCTCTGCTGCTCGGTCTTTCTCGCTGCCCCTGCTCTCGCTGCCCCTGATGCTGGACCGACGGCCAAGGACGTCAAGGAGATGCCCGCGGCATCGCCGGCCCCGGCCGATGCTGGTCCGACGCCTGCGAAGGCCGAGCCTGCCAAGAAAGCCACTGCGGAGGAAGCCAAGCCGGTCCCACCGCGTGCGCAGCCCGAGACCATGACCGAGGCCATCAAGGAGGTCGGCGCTCTGGTCGAGGCGGCGCGCAACGGCAACTGGGTGCTGTTCACCGGCATCTTGATCATGCTGCTCATCTACATCCTGGACAAGCTGGTCAAGCTCAAGGAACGGATCCCCGCCAAAGCCGTGCCCTGGGTGTCCGCGGCGCTCGGCATCGTCGGGTCGATCGCGGCGCAGCTCACGACAGGCATTCCCTGGGGTCAGGCCTTGCTCCAAGGGTTCACCGCTGGACTTGCAGCGGTCGGGCTCTGGGAGCTGATCTTCAAGCACCTGGTGAAGAAGAAGCCCGACCCTGCCCCGGCCAGTTAGTCTTCCCTGATAGCTGGTCAGAAGCCCCGGCGGAGCGTGTGGCTGCCGGGGCTTCTTTTGTTTCAGGCCGCCTTCGAAACCCGGCCAGCACAGATGGGGCCGATGCCAGACTCGATGCTCTCGGGGACGGTCAGCTTGCGGCCACAGCGGCAGCAGCGACCCTCGTGCCAGAACTCGACGTTGGTCGGCATGTGCTTGTGCATGAGGCGCGGGAAGAGCCAGCTGAAGGCCTGGGCGCTCGCGGCGTCCGACCCGATGCGGCTCTTGCTACCGTGGCGGTAGTAGGGGCGCTGGCTACCCTGGAAGATGGTGCCCAGGTAGCCGTAGTTGGTCTCGTTGCAGGGGCCCTGCATGAGCTTGACGAACAGGCGGTCGTCGTTGTCCTTCTTGGACGCCGTGACCTTGTAGGTGAACCGCTTGCCGGTCGCGACGGAGACGATCGTGAAGGTCGCGTTGCCGCCGAGCACGAAGGTGCTGATGGCGTCGGCGTCGGTCATCTGGTGGCGCTTGCTCAAGGTGTCCTCCTTCATCAGTTCGCACTGACTACGAGGAGGCGCCGGGAACTAAGCATCCAATCCCGACAAATGCTTCTCGAGGTGGAAGGGGTCGAGGAACTCGAACTCGACGGGGTACTCGTCATCGAGCCGGAAGAACACCACTTTGGCGCGGGCTCTTTCGTCGTCGGAGTACAGGATCTTTTGGGTCTCCGGCCACTGCTCGAGGAACCTGTCGAACATCGTCCTGAAAGACTCGGAAGCCTTGACCGCGTACACGTCGACTGCCTCGGCGACGTCCTCGTCCTGGATGTGGGAGTTGCCCGTGAACAGGACGACCTTGTGGCCTTTGGCTTGGAGGGATCGGACGAAGCCGGCGGGGTCCTCGACAGTGTCGAGGGTTCCGTTCCAGTCGAGGATGTAGATGTTCACGTAGTTTCCTTGGGTACTGCGTGGAAGAGTTGCATCGGTCCCTCGCCGAGGTCGCTGACACAGGGGGACCCGGGGGTGTTCGGGCCGGTGTAATGGAACTCGGCGGCGAAGCTCGAGTCGTCGTCGAGGCCGTAATAAAACGGGCCCGCTTGATGGATGATGTAGGCCCCGTTGATGCGGTACTTGGTCGGGCCCCCGTACTGGTTGTCGGCGTACTCGAAATAGGTCACCCAGACGACGGCGACCTTGGCTTCCTCGCCGTAGACCCTCCCTCGATGCCGGGCATCGCACGCAGCTCGTCGATGGTCAGCGGGTTGCCCCTGGTGAACTTGGTCAGGAACCCATCGGGCTCGAAGGGGTCCTCGAAGCCGAGGTCCGCGGCCATGTCTTGGATGACCGACTTCATCTGTTCGATTTCGGTAGACATAGGGTCCTCAGCAGCAGCGGAACCAGCCGCCGGTTCCGCACGGGCAGCTGTTGGGGTTGCACATGGACGAGCAGTTGCCGTCGGTATGGCAGCGGCTGCTTCCGCCGTAGCGGCTGTAGGAGCGCTGCGGCTTTTCCTGGATGTACCCGTAGCAGTGGGGCACACCGTTGACGTCGAAAGACTTGCCGACCGTGTCGACGACCTCGGTCTTGGTGCTGCCGTTCTTCTTGGTGACGGTCACGCGACCGGGCTTCACTTCGCTGGTGGGGCCGAAAACGACCCAGTCGCCCTTCTTCGTCTTTCGGTATTGAGCCATGCCGGTACTCCTTGGAACTGGTCTCACCCTATCTACGAGAGCCCAGCCCGAAATCAGCAACCGATCAGCCCATTCCGTTGTAGATGCGGACGGCTTCCATCAGCTCGTCGCCCTCCCATACGGTCTTGCCCTGGGTGATGTGCGGCTCGGCGAAGTAGCGGCGTGTCACCCGAAAAACGGCCCGTCCGACCCCGGCCTCGAGGACCTTGCGTTGGGTCTTGTCGACCGTGGTCGCGCTGGCGAGCTGCTGCCACATTTTCTGGGCGTGCCCCCACATTTCCTCGGTGGTGACCTTGCGGTACTCGGGGTCGATCATCGTTTCAGGAACGCCTTGCCTGTCGACCATCCGCCGGAGATGACCTTGGTCCCGTCGACCGACAGCCACTTCTTTGTCCGGGCGTGGGCGATGTACGGACCCATGTCCCCGGTCTTGGGGTTGATGCCGGCCTCAGCCCTCTGTTGCCCGGTGAGCCCCGCGAAAGGGTCGCCGTGCATCACCTGGGAGTGGCAGAGGAGGACCATCAGCTTGCGCGTGTACTGGTCGATGAATTCGAGCTGTGGTTTGCTTGCCATGCAGGGATCTACCCTTTTCGAGGGGATCAGTTCGAAGTGGCGTAGAGTCCGGGCGTGAAGGATCGCGTCATCTTCGATCGA